ACACCGGACAGGGCCAGCTTGAGCGTGCCGAACGCGGCGCCGCCGAGCACTGCAGCGGCCGGCAGAGCGGCCAGGGCGCCAGCGGCCGGGGCGAGCGCGACGACCAGGCCGCCCACGCTGGAGGCGGCCGACGCCGCAGCGCCGGCCAGCGCGCCAAGCTTGGCCGCGCCGCCGACCACGGACACGCCGAGACTGGCCAGGCCGCTGCCCGCAGCAGTCAGCGGCCCGGCCAGAGATGAAAGACGGCCGCCCAGCCCGGAGATGTGGCCGCCGAGCCCGCCGAGCTTGTCGCCGAGCCCGTCCAGATCGACGCCGAACCCGGTCAGGGATTTGCCGACCCCGTCCAGGTCGCCGCGCAGTTTCCCGCCAGAGTCGCCGACCCCGTCGAGACGGCGTTCCAGGCGCTGCGCCGAGTCGCCGACCTGGTCGAACGTCTTGGAGGCGTGATCTCTGGCGAAAATGTCGAACGCCATCGAGGAGGCCAAAGAGCACCTCCCGAGGCGGGGTGGCCCAGCTAGCTGGGCGGCTTATTCAGTTGGTCGGCGGCAGCGCAGAACGTCTCGTAGTCGGCCCACGACAGGAGTTCGATCTCCCACGGGCGGATCCCGAAGTGGTAGGCGAGGGCCGGCTTGTAGCGCTGGAGTCTCAGGTACGGGTCTTCGCCTTTGCGCCGCCCGACCGGGACACTTGACCGTTTCCCTCCGCGGCCTTGGCGTCCGGGTTGACGAAGTCGCCCGTGGTCACTACGCAGCGGCCCTCACAGACGTCCTCGTAGGTGACGTCGGATTTGCCGATGCGGAACTTGACCAGCATCCAGCCGAGCGCGGCCAGCGCCTCCATGTCCGCCGATCTGATCGCGTCGAGGAACTCGGGGAGCCGGCGCCCGGTGGCCTTTTGCAGGGCAAGCCCTTCGTGCAGGGGCAGTGCGTCGAGGTCGACGTCGATGGTCTGGCCGTCGTGGGTGAACTTCAGCATGAGTGTCAGCCTTCGATCTTGGCGGCGATGTCGTCCATCGCCTTGAGGATGCGGGCCCGCATCGCGGGCAGATGCTTGCGGATCGTCACCTGAAACCAGGGCTGGCCCTTCTGGGCCACCCACGGGTCGTGGCCGAACGTCGGGTGACGCCAGCCCCTGATGCTGTTGAGGTGGCGCGGCAGGGTGCGCTGATCCTCCGGCATCTTGGAGGCGTCCACCTCGAAGCGGACGCGTGGCGCCCTGCTGCCGGTCTTCACCGTCAGGCGCAGCGCACGGGCCACCGTGTCCCGCAGGCCCGCGCCTCGCCTGGCGCGGGCCCGTCGCTTGTCTTCGTCGCCGCGGGAGTGGTCGAACTGGTGCTCTTCGCGGGCCTTGCGCCCTCCGCCGCGCGCCCCGGTGACCGGGATCGTCTTGACGGCCTTGCGGGTGTCAGCGAGCGCCGGCTTCGCCCCGGCCCGGATCGCCTTCAGCAGCTCCTTGCGGAGCTTCTTGCCGTCCGGGCCGGCGTCCTTCAGCCGCTTGGCCAGCGAGCCGAGCTGCTCGGCGCCGGTGATGCGGACATCGACCATGCTCAGATTGAGGTGTCGGACGACACGATCTTTACCTGGATGGGTGCATCGACCGCGTTGTCGTACGCCTCGAACTCGGTGGACATGCTCACGATGTCCGGGCCTCCAACACTCGGCGCGGCCGTCTTGATCTTGCAGGCGGGCATGATGATGCTGATCGAGAAGTTGTTGCCACCGCCCGCCGGGATCGCGCTGCCGACCATCGCGAAGTCGAACGCGAACGTCGTGTTGTTCTTCATCAGCAGGTACAGCTCATCCCGCGCGAACTCGGCGGTGAGCGACCCCGTGATGGTCGGAAAGTCGTTTTCGAGCTGCTCCTTCTTCGTGCCGGACTGGCCGACACCGTAGCGTTCGGTCGCCAGCGGGTTGTCACCCTTGATGGACAATTCGGTGATGACCGCCGCCACGGCGACGCCGCTGGTGACGGCCAGTTCCCCGCTGGAGGTGGCGGGGGTGCCGCCCAGCTTCAGCGTCGCCTGCCGGAAGTCGAAGAGCTCGGTGCTGCTGGCGAAGCTGGCGCTGGCCAGCGCTGTGGCCGTCGCCTCGTCCCAGCCGTCCACCTCGGCGCTGAAGGTGAGCACGCCGTCGTTGGCGAGCTTGAATTCCCACGAGGTGATCTTGCAGCCGGCGTAGGTGTGCGGTCGGACGGTCCCGGACGGCTCCGGCCGACCCACCTGCACGGTCAAGCCCTTGCCGACCAGGCCGCCCGGCACGTGCAGTTGCGCGTAGGCGCCCGACGTGGAGATCTGCGTGGCCGTGGCGGTCGAGCCGAGCGCGTGCGCCACCAGCAGGCCGCCGCCCTTGTTCGGCCACTCCAGCTCGAAGCCGCCCTCCACCGTGCGCCTGCTCTGGACCACGCGGGATGCCCGCTTAAACTTGCGGCCGACGCGCAGGCCGACCGGGTCCACGTACGTCGGCACGTAGGCGATGCTCTCGCTGTTGAACTCTAGGAAGCGCGTCACCGTCACCGGCGTCCCCACGGTGGTCTCCGCGGCGAACCCGATTTGCGCGTCCAGACCGGTCCCGGTCGCCATGGTCAGTCACCAGCCTTTCCGCTGCTCTTGCTCTTCGCCTCGGGCACCAGCTCCCACAGCGCCTTCGGCCACGCCCGCGCGTGCTCGCCCTCGCCGACGACGTAGGCGTCGCCGTCCTGCTGGGTCACGTCCCCGCCGACCGCGGTCACGTCGCCAGCCTCGACGAGCGGGCCGTCGGCGCGGCCGACATGCATGCCCGCGCCGCTGATGTTCCTGAACCTGGCCACCCGGTGGTCTCCTCTCAGATGCGGGTTTTCACCGCGACTTGGAACGGGATTCGGCACTGCATGCCCTCGCTGCGCTGCGCCTGGTGCACCGAGCCGGACGCGAACGCCACGATCGTGGGTGGCGGCTGCCCGAGATCCGGGGCTGCCCGCAGCGCATCCTCGACAGCGGCCAGCAAGGCGAACGCCCGGACCCGTACCGGGCGCACCGCGGTCGAGCCGCGCCAGGCCAGAACCGCGCACGTCACCGTGAACGTCTCATCACGGGCCCGCTGGCCGATGCTGGCCCACTCCTGCGAGAACTCGACGGCCAGGCCGCCGTCCTCGTCGGGGTCGCCGTCGTAGCCGACGAACACCACGTCCTTGAGCGGACTGCCGGTGACGACCGGCCCGTCGAGCACCTTCACACCAGCCAGGCCGGGTGCGGCCGCGAACAGGGCCACCAGCGCGTCGATGACGTCCGGGACCCGTGACGTGGTCGTCATCAGGCGATCCCCGGATAGCGGCCGGTGAGCAGCTCCTGCACGCGGCGCGGCACCGTGAACCCGAACCGCGGATCCCACCCGTCGTCGCTGCCGCCGGCGCGGACGCCGCCCATCGTGCCGCGCTGCGTCTCCCACAGGTGCTGCAGCAGGATCCGGGCCGCCTGGTCGACGTTCGACGGGATGCTGGTCCGCCCGGCCACGTAGGAGACGTCGACGTCGCCGGGCAGCGGGCCGCCGCCCTTGCTCCGCACGATCCCAGTCTGTCCGTCCACGTGCAGGCCGGCCACGTCCAGCGCGGCCGCGCCGGACCCGATCGACGTCACCGACGTGACCGAGAGCACCGGCGGGTGGGCCAGCACATAGGCGTTGCCGCCGCGGTGCGCCTCGACGTGCACGGTGCGCACCAGTGCGCCCACCCGGTCCTCGCACACCGCGGTGACGCTACGCAGCTTGTCGAGGATCTCCACATCGTCGCTGGTGTCGTCGGCGTCGATGTTCAGCTCGTGTTTCGCGTCGTCCAGCGAGATGATGCCGGCCTCCGCCCATATGGCGGCCACCTCGAACGGCGTCTCCTTCGCCCCGACCGGGCCGGTGGTGACCCAGCGGGCGACGTGGCGGCCGGCCTGCGCCGGGCCGAAGTCGTAGTGGTAGATGCCTGCGCCGTCCACGGTGGGCGAGAACGGGCCGCCGATGCTCCCGTCCGGCAGCAGGATCGACAGGCTGATCGTCGTCGGCGTGACGGGCGCCCCGGCGTCGTCCTTGACCGTCGTGTCCAGGCGGACGCCGGCGCCGAACGCGTACGTGCTCATCCACCCTCCCAGGTGATCAGCGGGTGTGAGGAGCTCGACAGGTTCCCGGCCGGGGCCGTTGCGGCGGCGAGCCCGGCGGAAGGCCTCGATGAGGCGGACACGCGGGCCGGGCCGCCGGTCGCCGCCGCGGCGGCAAGGCTCACCGTGGCCTGCAGGTGAGCGGCGGCGTACACGTGTAGCGCGGCACGAATGGTCAGGCCGGCCAGGCTGGACGCCTGCACAGCGGCGAACTGGTGGGCGAGCGCCGTCGCGGTCAGGTCGGCCGCCGCCGACAGGGCTGCGGCGCCAGTCGTCGCGCTGGTCCGTGCCGTCAACGTCGCCTGCGCCGACAGTTCCGTGGCTGCGAAGCGTACGACGACGCCTGAGGCGGTCAGCCCTGCCGTGGCAGAGAACGCAGCCCCGGCGATCGCCCGAGGGGTCGCGGCCGCGGTGAGGTTCGACTGGGCTGACAGCGCTGCAGCACCGGTGGCCGACCCGCCGGCGGACGCCGTCAGTGTGGCGGCGCAGGACAGTGTGACCGTGGCGAAAACGGTGAGACGGGCTGCTCCGGCCAGAGCCGACCCGCCGCTCAGGTGGGCGGCAACCAGAACGCGCACCCGGCCCGCGGCTACGGCGCCGCTCGTGACAGACAGGGCGGTCGCGGCTCGTACCGTGTTCGTGGCGGCCGCGGTGAGCGCTGCGGCGGCGGAGGCTGCCACTGCGGCGAGGACCCGCGCCCGGGCCACCGCCGACAGCGTGCTCGGGGCTGTGAATGTCGCGGCGGCGCGGACGGTCACGCGGGCCTGCGCCGCACTAGTGCCGGTCGCCGACAGCACCGCCGCGGCGACGACGATGCGTCTGCCGGCCACCGTCTCCGTAGCCGACGCGGACAGCGCCGCAGCCCCCGACACGGTGGCCGCGCCGCCCGTGCTCACGATGACGATGGAGCACGCGGCGTACGCGCGGGCCGCGTTGATCGTCGCGGTGCGGGTGCCTGTCGGCCCCGACGACGTCAGCGCCTGCCGGGCCGACCCCAGCGTGGAGAACGGCCCGATAGTGTCCTCGACATCCAGGAGGTCGGTCATCCCGGCCGGCGCGGTGAAGTTCACGCCCGAGTGCGGTGCCCCGGTCTGCCACGCGCACAGCAGAAGGTCGTCCGCCCCGGACGGCGAGGCCGACGGCGCCACGAGCGAGGTAGCGGCGACGACGCCGTCATTGCCTGCCGCGTCGTCGACTTGAAGATTGTCACCGGCGATCACATAGGTGATCTGGTAGACCTCTTCGCTGCTAATCGGCGAGATGGTGACCGTCTGCGCGCCGCCGACGGTGACGGGCCTGGTGAAGGTCTTCAGGTGGGCGGTGTTGACGCCGGCGTCCCCGCTGGCCTCTTCCGTCCAGGTGCCTGCCGTGCCGGTCGGCGGGCCCGGCCAGTTCGCGATATCGAAGTAGTTCGAACCGTAGAAGGTGACCAGCAGGTCGTCGGCCTCGGTGCCAGCTCCCGTGACGACCGTGGCCGGCCCGCCGCTCTCTGCCGCGGACAGGACTTCGCGGACGCTGGGAGTAGCCATCGAACCTCCCCGTCACGCGGTCAGTAGACCCCGACTCCGATGAGCCTTCGGGGAAAGACGCGGTAGTCGTGCGGCAGCGTGGCCGCGGGCGCGCCGCCTGCCCAGAGTGCGGCCAGGTCGGCGAGCTCCGTGTAGGCGCTCTTCAGTACGGCGGCGTCGTCAGAGGTGAAGCTGTAAATGGTCTCCAGGTCGTTGACCGAGACCGAGTCCAGCCACGCCTTGAACTCGACGACGTTCTGCAGGGCGGTGAACACCGCCGCGGCGATCGCACCCGCCTGCGTGTTGATCCGGTCCTTGGTGATCGGGATGCCTGCTGCCACGCCTATCCAATCGTCAGGTCGAGATCGCCTGTGGGGATCTCGAAGGTGTCTCCGAGGTTGACCGTCTTGGAGGCCGTCAGCGCGCCGTACCAGAGCCGGACGGGCGAGCCGGCGCTGTCCCAGATCTCCACGCCGACGACGGTCACTGCGGGCATGTTCGCGAAGGTCAACGCCCCGCTGTTCGACGTAGCGCCGCCCGAGGCGGTGGCCAGGGTGACGTTCTGGGAGGCGTAGGTGGAGCCGCCCGAGTTCGTCACTTCGGTGCCGCCCGAGCTGTCGCTGCCGTTGGCGGTCATCAGGCGGCATTTGAGCGGCGAGGTCGGCCGCGTCGGTGTGCCAACCACGTTGATCCAGTCGAGAATCAGGTTTTCGGCGGTGTCGGTCAGGTTGTCGGCCACGGCCTACCTCCAAGCGGTCGCATGTTGAAACGCCCGCGCCACGCCCTCGTCGAGGCCGATCCGCGGCCGGTAGATGTCGTGCAGCCGGCCGGGGTCGCCGACCCGGTAGGCGACGCCTGCGGGGGCGCCCTGGTCGGTGGAGAACCGTGGCTCGTAGCCGGCCTCGGCGCACACCATCATGGCCAGGTCGACCATGGATGTGCCGACGCCGGTGCATAGGTTGACCGGCTCGCGCACGTCCGCCTCGACGATGGCGAGTGCGCCGGCCACGACATCGTCGATGTGGATCCAGTCGCGCACCTGCTGGCCGCTGCCCCAGATGCGGAACGGGTCCTCGCGGCGCTTGGCGCGGGACAGGAACGCCCCGAACGGCCAGCGGTCCGCCTGGTCCTCGCCGTAGCCGCTGAAGGGCCGTACGACGTGCACAGCCACGCCAGACGCGTTCGCTGCGGCGGCCATCCGCTCGCCGGTGAGCTTGGTCCATCCGTATGCCGCGTCGGGCATGATGCCGAGAGGCGACACGGTGTTCGTCTCGTGCAGCCGCCAGTCCTCGGCCCCGTCCTGGAACTGCACCGGATAGACAGCGCTGGACGACAGGTACAGCACTCGCCGCTGATGGGTGCGCACCGCCCACTCGAACATGGCGGCGTCGAGCATCAGATCGCGGGCCAGGTTCATCGGCTGGCCGTCGATCGCAGCCCGGTGCGGGGCCGTCGCCGCCGCGTGCACCACCAGGTCGTACTGGCGGACGTGGTGCTCCCGGAACACGAAGAGCGCATCATCGCCCGGGGCGTCCGAGTGGGCCACGTCGCACATGCCGACGTCCCAGCCGCGGGCGCGGAGCTCGGCGACCATGTGTCGGCCGACGAACCCCGCGCTGCCGGTGATCAGGGCGCTCTTCACCGCACCCCCCAAATCCCGAAGCAGTACGGGAGGCCCATCGGCCGAAAGTCGGCGGTGGTGAACACGTGCTGGCGCCACCCGGCGGCCTTGAGCATGGCCTCGACGTCGTCGCGGCTCCATGCCCAGTAGTGCTCGGGGTTGGTGTCGTCCCATGCGTCCACAGGTGTGGATAACACGAGGATGCGGGCCCGCTCCCGGATCTGGCCGAGCACCAGTTCGGGCGCGTCGACGTGTTCGAGCGTCTCGCTGCAGACGAACAGATCCACCTGCGGAAGGTCCTTGATGGTCTTCTCGATGGGGCCCTCATACTCATAGCCGGGCGCCAGGTCGCCGAAGTGCTTCACCTCGACCGGCACCGCCTGCAGGATGGCGCCGTTCCCGCACGACAGGTCCGCAGCCGAGTGCACGCCGCCAGCGACCATCCACCGCGCGACCGCGATTGTCACGTCCACTCGCAGGAAGTGGTCGAACCACTTCCGGTGGTCGTGCGGCGTCCGGTACAGCGCCGCGAGCTGGTCCTCGGTGTAGGCGGGTCGCAGCCGTTGCCGGGTCACCGCCGGGCTCCCGCGCACGCCTCGCGCACGGCCAGGACCTCGGCGGGCCCGTGCTCGCGCATGTACGCCTCGATAGCCGCACGGTCCTGGGCGTAGACGTCAGGAGCGTTCACCCGCCGGTAGCCGTCGTCCCACTCCGCGGTTCCGGCAACCGGGTGCAGGTGCTCGACGACCACGCGCGGCAGGTAGGTGATGCAGCCGGACGACCGGCCGAGCGTGAGCCAGTAGTTGTCGACGTACATGTGCCGCAGCACGGGCGGCGCCATGTGCCCGAGCGCCTGCACCACCGGCGTGCTGATCGCCACCTGCGTGGGCAGCCGCACGCCCTGCACCCGGTCGTCGCCGTACACGAAGCCGGGCAGCGTGGTGAGCGCCTCCAGGTAGGAGGTGTCCCAGCCAGCTGTGCGAGGGCGGTGGTCGTCACCCATGAAGCCGATCGCCTCGACGTCCGGCCAGGTTGCGAGGACGTGCGCCACGCCAGTGTTGAGAGCGGCCACCATCGAACCGCCAGGCTGCGACAGCAGGCTCGTGCGGAACCGGTAGGTGTGCGGCTCCATCGCTTCGCGGTACTGGTCCGCCCCGGGATCATCGTCATCGATGATGATCAGCAGCCGCGTTGTCGCCTGGCATGTCGCCTCGAAGGCCACGACCAGTCTGTCCACAGCTTCAGGGCGCCCGCGCGACGGCACGATCACCACCAGGCCGCTCACGAGCTCGCCTCCAACGTCTCGCCAGGCTGCTCATAGTCGTCGGCGCCGAGCCAGAACATCTTGTGGTGGTTCGTCTTCACGCCGGTATGGACGTACAGCGGGATGCCCACCTTCGACAGCCGCCAGCAGAACGACAGGTCCTCGGAGACCCATCGGCCGTCCGGGTACTTCACCGGGTCGAACCAGCAGTCGCCCGCCTCCGCGCGCACCTTCTCCGCCGCACTGCGATGCACCAGCAGGCACGCCGCCCCCGTCCCGGCCACCTGCACCAGCGTGTTCTCCGGGACGTCCCAGCGTGTCGCGAAACCCACCTGGCCGCGCGGGTCCTTGCCCGGCCGGTACATGGTCGGCGTCGGCTGGATCCGGTGGCCGCCCATGCCGTCGCGGGCCACCTCGCGGGCGGCGAAGCACAGCGCGCCGACGATCGGCCGCTCGACCGGGTCGGCGGCGTCGACGAGGCGGTCCACGGTGTCCGGCTCGAACCCCATGTCGGTGTCGATGAACCACAGCCATTCGTGCGGTGTCTCGTCCAGCCAGCGGCGGAACGCCACGTTGCGGGCCTCGACCAGGCCGCCCGACCCGCACGTGATCATGTAGGGGCCGCCGGTCTGCATGATCCGGCCGTCGTGCGCCTGATCCCACACGACCAGGCGCAGCACCGACTCGTGCCAGGAGTGCGACACGGTGTGCGAGTGCAGGTAGGCCATCTGCACCAGGCCGTCACCCACCGGACGTGTCGCCCTTCGCCTTGGCCGTGCGGGGGGCGCGGGTCTGGCGCTGCTCGCCTGGCTCGCGGGTGGCCGCCTCTACTGGCGGAGCGGCGCCGCGGCCCGGCTTGGCGGGCAGCTTGATGTCCGGCTGCGGCTCATCCGAGGTGAACAGGTCCGGCCGCTCGAGCGCCAGCGGGTGGTCGTCAGCGATCGACTGGCCCGGCGACAGCACGGTCAGGCCGCCCGACCACTTCACCGCGCCAGAGCATGCGGAATACAGGAATGCCACGAGCTTCTCCTCTCAGCCCAGGAGGGATCCGGGCCGCCGCGCGGGCTGAGCACGCCGCGGCCCGGAGTAGGTGGGGGTACGGGTTACGCGGACCGGTTGACCAGCAGCCGGAACGCGTGCGGGTTGACGACACCGGCGCCGACCCGCGCCCACGCGAACCATCCGCGCTGGCCAGTCGGCCTGTTGTTGGTGACGTCGAACAGTTGCGGGATGAACTCGACCGTCATGCCGGCCCGCTGCGCGACCACGTAGCCGGTGAAGTCGCCGACGACGAGCAGCGGCTGGGTGCCGGTGCCGGCCGGGTCGTCCTGCATGAAGTCGTTCATCGGGTATTCCTTGCCGAACAGCCGCGGGATCGCCTCCTGGGTGATGTCCACGGTGAAGTTCGGGTCGGTGGTGCCAAGCTGCCGGATCGTGTTCTGCACGTCCGTGCTCGACAGCCAGGCCGTGGACGACTTACGCCGGTACTTCTGCGGAAGCTGGTTCCACAGCCCGTAGATGTCGACCGCGCCCACCACGCCCGCGGTGCTGAGCTCGATGTTGGCCGGGTTCGTCACCGCGTCGAGGCTGGACACCAGGCCGTTCGGCTCGTTGGAGCCGGCCGTTCCGGTGGTGAGCTTCTCCGCCAGCAGCTCGTCGTAGCCTTCGGCGAGCAGCATCGACATGGCGTCGGCGAAGCCCGGCCAGTCCTGGCCCACCTCGATGCTGAACGGGATGAAGCCGTCCGCGCGCCGGGTCGGGATCTCGGGCTGGGCGATCGACGGGCTGTTATCGGTCGCCGCCGAGGCCTCCGCCTTGAACGACCACGACACGCCCGCGGAGCTCAGGCCGCGCCACGTGTCGTTCGTGATCGTCTCCACCCGGGCGAGCCGCAAGATATCGTTCTCGCTGCCCTGCGCCGTCAGGATGATCGTCGGGTCGATCAGGACCGGCACCGCGAAGCCGCCGGACGCGTCCACGCCGATGCTCATGGCGCGCTTGATGAGCGCCACCTGCTCGATCGCACGGGCCTCCTCCGGCGTGAACACCGGCACCTGCGACGCCGCGACCTTCTGGAACGCCGAGCGGTAATGCGGGTTCTCCGTGGCCAGCAGCAGCCGGCCGATCAGCTCGCCGTTCAGGTCCTGCGTCGACGTGCGCAGCAGCTTGTGCACGCGCTCCTTCTGCTCCGGCTCCAGGTGTCGGCCGCCGGCGCTGGAGTCCACGACGGCCATCGACCGGTCGTAGACAGCCCTGGAGTTCAGGACTCGGGGGTCCTCGCTGAACGGGTCCTGCTGCGGGCTGAACTGGCTCGACGACCACTTCTCACGCGACTGGCGCAGCCGCTCCGACCGCTCCAGGGCGCGCACCTCACGCTCACGGAACTGCAGTTCGCGCTCGAGCTCGTCCCACGACGCCTGCGCGTCCGCGTCCAAGGCCTCGCCATCGGCCTCACGGTCGAGGACTTCCATCTCGCCGTGGATCCCGCCGATGCGTGTGGCGGCCTGCTCCAGGTTCTCCGACCGCTCGAACGTCGGCTCGCCGTCCTGCGGGTCCGCCAGTGGCGGCACATTCCTTCTTGCCGGGGGCATCCCGGTCACCTTCCTCTCGTCACGCCGAGCAGGGTCATGCGGCGGGCACGTGCCGCCGCGGTGAGTCCCGTGACGTGGCGGACCGGCTCGTCGCCGGGTGCCGGGGCCGTCGGGGCGGGCTGCTGCTGCGGAGCGACGGGCCCGCCATCAGGCGGGGTGTCGAGTCCGTGCAGTGCCCGGAAAGCGGCGAACGTGCGCTCCAGCTCCTTGTGCTGGTCGTCGTCGCGTTCGCTGAGTTCGTCCATCAGCCAGTCCACGCCGGAGCGCAGGCCGGCGGTCGCGTCAGGGTTGGCCGGCCAGGTGACCGGGCCCGCCTCGAACAGCCGGATCTCGGTGATGGTGCGCTCCGGCAGGCCGTCCGGGTTGTGGCTGCTGATGTCGGGCTCGTGGTTCCACGTCTCCTGTACCACCTCGAACATGAACGAGGAGCCGTACGCGCCGGCGCGCAGGCCGGGCACCAGGTCCCGGTTGTAGCTGGTGTCGAGCAGCGGCACCTCCATGTACGGGGAGGTGTCCCGCTCCTCCAGGACATTGGCCACGCCGAGCACCTTCTGGTTGATCTGCAGGTCGCGGCCGTGGTTGAACAGCACCTTCACGCCGGCCGGACCGAGCGCGTTGATGGTGCGCTTGAACGCGCCCTTCTGGGTGCGCTCCAGGAACCGGCCCTCCCAGTAGGAGTCGATCTCATACCAGGAGCCGAACCGGCTGAACTCAACCGTCATCACCGGCATGCCGTCGTCGCCGTCGGCGCGCTGCTCGGGCGGCCGCGCCAGGGCGGGCGCCAGCGCGCCGCCGCGGATCAGCCGAAGCCCACGAATCGCGGCCATGGTCACTCCTCCCCTTGCGGGTCGTCGTCGCTGTCGCCGCCGGCCAGGCTCTGGCGGGGCTGGTTGGGCTTGTCACCCCACGGGACCGGAGGCAGATCCTCCAGCTCGCGGACCTCGTTGACCGTCCCCCACTGCTTGTCCAGGCGAGACGCGTACGCCTGGTAGCGCTGGATCGTGTTCGTCTCCAGCAGCGCGTCCCGGTTGATGCGCACGTACTGCGGTTTCGGCAGGAAGCCGGACAGCAGCCGCTCCAGCCGGCGCAACCACTTGCCGACGCTGTACTTCAGCAGCGACAGGTCGCGGTCGACCAGGTTGGAGTAGGTGAGCGACCCCTGGCTGGTGCCGTAGCCGAGCAGCTCGGCCACCCCCGGCCCGAAAATTCGGGCGCATTCCGCCGCTGAATACCCCTGCGTCTCCAAGAACTGGCTTTCCTCGGGGTTCACCTGGATGGACTGGTACTGCCAGCCGCGCCCGAGCACGACCGGCTCGCGGACGCCGCGCACAGCCGCCAGGAACCGGTCCTTAGCGGTGCGGGCCGTGGCCGGGGTGAGTTCGATCTCCGAGTTGGTCAGCAGCGCTGCCGGGTGGGCACCCTCGCTGAACCACTGCTGCCCGAACTTGCTGGTGGCCAAGTTGATGCCGATCGTGGTGGCCAGCATCTGGATCGGCGACAGGCCCAGCACCACGCCGGGGATGGCGTTCACCCGCCGGTGCAGGAAGTCGCGGGCCGGAATCTCCTGGCCGGACACCATCCACCGCACCGCGCCGTCCTCGACGGAGCCGCTCACCTTGTCGGGGTGGAACAGGTCCGCCTGCTGCATGAAACCCTGCGGAGACCAGGACAAGACCCTGCCGTACACGTTGCCGCGCAGCAGCCAGCTCATGAGCACCCGGTAGCACCAGTCCTGAAGGCCGTGCCCGTCGCCGTCCGGGTCCTCCAGCCACCACGGCATCCGCGTCTCTTCCCGGTCGGCGCCGTCGCCCCGGAACACGTCCATCGGCAATTCGGAACCGAGTGAGGCGATCATGTCGGTGGCGGCGAACACGGAGACCGCCTGCAGAGCGCTCTCGGCGGTGGTCACCTGCACGTCGGCGTAGGAGCCGCCCGCCCGGATCCGGCGCAGCACCTCGTCGAGCGAGCCTTCGAAGAACGGCGTCAGCCGCTTCTCGGTGCGTTCGCGGCCGCCCCACCACACGCTCACGCGACCCTCCGGTCCAGCAGCAGCAGGAAGCCGCCCGCGGCGATGAAGCCGAGCGGCGCCCACGCCAGCCACAGCCCGTAGCAGACCAGCCCGGCACCGGCCAGGCCGGGCAGCCCGCGGCCCGCCACGCCCACGAGCCTGCCGAGCACGCCAGCCGCCGCCAGCCATGCGCGCGCCATCCGGCCCTGCAGACGCTTAGAGGATGTTGGCGAGGGGGTCATAGTCCTCCTTCACCAGGTCAGCCCACGACTCGTACAGCCAGCGCGCCAAGGTGGCGGCGTAGAACGGGGTCACATCGGTGAGCGAGCGGCGCCGATCCAGCACCCACGCGTCCCCCATCGGCCGGGTTCGCGCGCCGTTCACCGCCGCCGTCAGATCCTTCTGATCACGGTGCACCACCGCGCCCTGCTTGATGGCGTCGGCCATCTGCCCGCACGCCTCGACCAGGTCGTTCGATCGCATGATGGCCAGGTCGCCGCGGCGTGGCCGATCCTTGTCCTTCGGCGGCTTCACCCCGGCCGCCACCAGGTCGTCGATCAGTGACCCCGCCGGCGATCCCGTCGACGCGATGGCCACACCGATCGGCTTCCACATGCGGCGCAACTTCACCACCGCGGGAACCACCCAATCGGTGCCTGGCCGCTTGTCGACGCGCTCCACGTGCATGCGGCCGTCAGAGCGCGGTGAAGCGATCACGATGCAGGACGACTCCCGATCGTGCGACACCTCGACCGCGAGCGTCACCTCGGGTCCCGGCTGCGAAGCCTCGTCGGCCAGGCCCGGCCAGGACTTCACCGGGATGTTCGGATCCTGCGGCGGCACCTGCTTGCGGGTGCGATTCAGGTACGCCCGGTCGAACTCGGCCGGGTCGAGCTTGTCCAGCTCGGCGCGGATCGTGTCCTCGCTGACCGTGAACCCGAGCGCGGGCAGGCACCGCCGCCACGTCGCAGGATCGTCGCGCGGCAACTCGTCCGGGGCGAACCACTCGAAGTAGGCGACCCGGCGCCGGATCCCCAGCCGCCACAACTCCATGACGAGCTCGCGGCCCGCCTCTCGCTTCTTGTTCAGCCACAGGCTCTTCTCGGTGCCGCCCGCTGACGCCCACCACAGCTGCGCCATGTCGCGGGTCAGCATCGCCGGCGAGAAAGCCTGCTCCAGCCGATCATCCTCGTGCGCGAACGCCTCATCGATCACGCCCAGATCCAACGGTGGCCCATGCCCGGCCTTCTCCGTGTTCGCGGTGATGCCCAGCTTGGATCGGGTCTTGAACCAGATGATCGCCTCGTTGCCGTTCGTCATGCGGGTGCGATATCTCCCGGCCAGCGACGACCCCTCCAGCGTCTCCAGGAACTCATCCTCGAACCGCTCGCGCGCCATGCCGCGCGTCTGCGCCGCGTACACGACCCGCTGCCGCGTCCAGGCCGCGATCCGGTGCACCATCAGCCCGAGGGTCTGCTGGGTTTTGCCCTGCTGGCGCGGCACCGACAGGCCCACCTCGCGGTGCGCGAACAGCCCGGTCTCGGGGTCGATCTCCAGGCCGACGTCGAGCACGTACCGCTGCCATGGCATCGGCGGGTAGCCGAGCCGCTCCATCACCTTCCACGCCTTCGGGCCCAGCGACGGGTATTCCGGCCGGCGCGGCGTGCCCCACAGCGGCGGGCATTTCAGCCCGTACAGGTCCTCCAGTTGGGCGGCGAACTCACTCGGGGGTGTCCAGGTCTCCGAGGTCGTCATCGTCCTCCTCGGGAGCCCGCGCGGCCAGCAGCTGCGCGAGCGTGGCCCGCAGCTCCTTCGTGAGGCCCGGCAGCGTGCGCGCCTCTTCCTGTGACGGGATCAGCTCGCCGCAACCCTGGCAGGTCCGCCCGTTCGCCTTGTCGATCTCGCGGGCGAGCCGGTAGGCCACCTCGGACAGCGACGGCTCTACGCCCACCAGGTCGCCGAGCTGCTCGACGTCGTCGCGGACGGCCTTCTCAACTGGGCCCATCATGTGCACCCCGCGAGCGGGTGAGGCATCGCCCCTCCAAGATCGACTGTTGGAGATCGCTTTCGGGGAGAAAAAAAGGGAGCGATGTCAAGGGGTCACCCGAGGTCGTCCCTAAAAAGCTCTGACCTGCACAAACGCGCCACGACGCTGTGACCTGCGGTTATGTCCCCGGTCCGGCGTACCAGTCACGCGAGGTGTCGCTCCGAGCAGGTCTTATCGCGGCGATCGGCCTGTTGCCTCGCTCGGTGTTGCACTTGCGCCCGCAATCGGGGCACGGCGCGCTGGCTCCGTGTGCTGGCCGCATGGCGTGCGGGTCGAGCGGCTGCTCGGCGTCGATGCTGATGGGTACCAGGTGGTCGGCCTCGCCTGCGCCGTCATGTCCGCACAGATGGCAGATGGTGCCGTAGATGGCGAACATCCGCTTGCGTGCGGTCCGGTAGGGGCGGCCTGTCCGGTGCTTCGTGTTCCGCATGCGGGTTGCCTCGGATACGGCGAGGCCCGGCACTTGGCCGGGCCGGTTCTCGGGTTGACGGTCAAGGGCCGTGGGTGGCTGAGGCGACACGTCAGGTGAGTTATCACAGAGCATGGGCCATTACGGGCGTCCTTGGCAAGCGACTGCCGCCGCGCTGTTCTGCGAGCTGGTCGAGTTCGGCGCAGTCCCAGAGCAGGTTTCGGCCGTCCCGGTGGACGGTGATTCGGCCTTCGGTGTGCCAGCGGCGCAGCGTCCGGGCGGGGATCTGATAGAGGGCCTCGGCGTCGGCGGTGCTGATCCTCGCGTTCATTTCCGCCCCGTTCTCCGACGCCTACGCCGGGCGTACTCGCTCTTCATCGCACGTCTCACCTGCCGGTTGGCTTCGGCCAGCTCCTCCATCTGGGGCGCGATCCCGGTGAGTGTCTGCAAGGCGGAGCCGAGGTCGCGCATCATCCGCTCGAAGGCCGGCTGCATCGCTTCCACAAGCGTCCGCACGTGACTGCCGAAGATCGCCGCTGCCTGCTGTGCCCTCTCGGCGTCGACCGCGGATAGGCCGGGGAATTTGGGCGGTTCGACAGTCCACGTCATGGAGTCGGGGCTGCCATGCCAGGTGATGACGTCGTCGATCTGGTCGAGGATGTCGCGCTCGCTCACCCTGCCATCCTTCCTCGCTGGCAGCGGCGGCCGAACCGGTGCCACTGCGTCGTGTCCAAGCTGAGATCGCACATGTCGCAGTAGATGACGCTCGGGGTGGGGTCGTCGTCGCGCCGGACGGTCGCCTTCAGCACGCCGCCGCACGGCTCACCGTCCACGAGCTCCACGCACCGTACGGGCAGCACGAGCGGCAGCCGGCCCGGGTCGATCACCCCGTATGAGCGGCCGACCAGTTCGGCGAGCGTGTCCTTGTAGGCGCCCGCGTCGGGCCGTGCGGCGAGCCAGTCGGCGTGCCGTTCGAGCCATGCGCACTGGGCGCCCGGGTTGGGTGGCGGCCCGGTGAGCCCGCGTTCGATGGCGACGAGTTCGGTGAGCCAGCGCAGGTCGTGCCGCATCTGGGCGAGCAGGTCGCCGGCGCGCGGGTTGTACGGCAGGGGCGGGGTGCGGCTGCCGCTGACGGCGGGCCCGCTGCTGATGCTGCCGGTGGGGAGTTGGGCGAGCACGTCGGCGTGGAGTTCGGGCAGGTCGTGAAGGTTGCGGCCGAGGGCGGCGTGGCATCCGGGGCACAGGTTGAGTCCGTCGGCGGCGTGGCGTGGCCGGTCGGGGTTGTGCCGGTGGGTGGCTTGGCAGAGGGCTGGGGACGTGACACGGCGGGCCATCACGCGTGCTCCTCGAACCAGAACGGGTCCTGGATGGCGCAGTTCACGAACAGCGGCGGTTGGAGGCGTCCTGCCACCAGGTCTGCGCGGTGTTCGTCGAGCAGGTGGTTGGTTCCGGCTTGCGCGGCTTCCCGCGAGAGGTTCCACGTGCCGGGGACGATGGCGCCGCACGGGACGCAGCGCATGATCTCGATGTCCTGCATGACCAGCGGCAGGTGCTGGGGGATGGTCACGGGCGGGTCAGCCATTCGCGTCCTCCCCGACCACCTCGTACAGATGGAAGACCAGGCCGTCGAGGCGGGGCGTGGTGCCGCACCACCGTGAACGGCCCGGGACAGGGTGGCCGGTGCCGTACACACGGAACGACCTCGGGTAGACACGGGCGCCGTCTCGGTGCTCGGCCCAGAACTCGACCGTCCAGCGCTCCCCGTCGCGGATGGCCGCGACGGCAAGCGGCGGGCCCTGGTGATCCCAGAGCGGGGAGCTGATGGGCAGCGTGTGGGTCTGGTCGTCGATCGGCACCTCGTAGCGGTACACCCGCTTCGCGGCCTCGGGCATGGCTCAGTCCTCCACTTCGTCCAGGTCGAAGCTGTTACAGCCTGCTGTGGTGAGCTCGTACGGCATGCCGTGCTTGTTGATCGCAGCCGGCACCTGTTCGAGGACTACCGCCCCAGCAGCCGGGGTTCGGAACGTGAGGTGGACGTTGACGTGTGGGTCGGGCATGGGGTGTCGCCTCATCCGTGGTAGTCGGGGCTCTGGCGGTCGATGACCTGGCGCTCGCGCTCGGTTGGGGCGGGGCGGCCGTGGCGTCCGGCATGCGGTGTCGCCGGCGTGCCGGGGTTGTTGAGGGCGTCCGTGACGGCTGCCGCGCACGCCTGCCATCCGGCGCGCCAGGCCTCGCGCTGCGCGGCCGGGATGCGGATGTCGTCGCAGGTCTCGATGGCGACGAGCGCGCGCATCACCATGCGTTCGGCGCTCGCTGTGCGTCGGCGGAGGGCGGCGGCCAGGCGGGCGTGTTCGGCTTCGGCGTCGTCGTGGCGTTGGCGCCAGGCCGCGGCCGCGTGTTCGGCGTCGCCGATGCGGGTGAAGGCGGCGGCGATGCGGGGTGCGGCGGCTTCTGCGCTGCGCCGGTCGATGTGCGCCTGCAGGTGGACGATCATGTTGTGGAGGGCGTCTTGAAGCGGTCGGCATCCGCACTGGTGATCGTTTTCTGCGTGGGTGTTGAGGGCCTCCGGAACGGCTCCGTGCCAGATCTCGTGATTCTGTTCGGGTAAAGCGGCGGTCAAATGCTCCCGTGCGGGGCTGTAGGGCCTCTCTCGCGGCCGAACAACCCCTTCCGAGTCTCTCTGTATGGGCGACACGGGAGAATCGCTCTCAGCGCCGCGCGGCAGGGTGCTCACGACAGGCCTTTCGTCGGGCTCCACGCCATGTCCACGAACCGCGAATAGTGCAGCTGGTGCGCCACCGTGATCGTCGCTGTGGGACCGTTCCGGTTCTTCGCCACGATCAGGTCGGCTTCGCCCGCCCTCGCCGACTCCTTGTCGAGCGCGTCCTCCCGATGCAGCAGGATGATCACGTCGGCGTCCTGCTCGATGGCGCCCGACTCGCGCAGATCCGACGGCTGCGGGCGCCCGCCCGTACGCTTCTCCACCTCCCGATTCAACTGGCTGAGCAGCACGATCGGCATCTCGAACTCGCCCGCCATCAGCTTCAGTCCGCGCGTCAGGAGGGCGACCTCCTGCTCCCGGTTCGGCGCCTTCGGCGGCGTCATCAGCTGCAGATAGTCGATCACCGCAATGGCGGCCCCGCCCTGCCGGGACAGGCTCCGCAGCGTCGACCTGACGTGCTCCAAACTGCAGCCCGACCGGTCGTCGATGATCAGCGGCGCGCCGGAGATGCGGGACGCTGCGTCCACCAGCCGCTCCAGGTCGACCTCGCCCACCTGGTTGCCGCGGATCGCGTGCAGGCCGACCCCGGACTCCGCCGACGACATGCGCTGCAGCACCTCGCGGCGGCGCATCTCCATCGTGAACATCGCCGCGAGCTTGCCGTCCCGGATGGCCGCCTTGCGCAGGAAATCCACGGCCAACGTTGATTTGCCGACCGACTGCCGCGCCCCCACCACGATGAGCTGGCCGGGCGCGAACGTGCCCAACAGGTGCGCCAGGTCCTGGAACGGCGGGATCACCCCGGCGGGCGCGGGCGGCGGATTCTCCAAGTCGTCCAGCAGCGCCGCCATCTCGCCGGCGACGTCGAAGTCCACCAGGTCGCCGGGCTTGACCGCCGCCTCATCGATCAGCTTGCGGATCAGGTCGGGGTCGGCCTCGTCGTCCCAGTCGTCGGCCTCCGTCACCTGCTGGCCGCGCTGGCAGGCCAGGTTGAGGCGTCGGCGCCGGGCGTCGGCCGCCACATGGCGGGCGTGGTAGGCGACGTTGCTGGGCACGGCGGCGTGCTGCATCAGCGTGTGCAGGTACGGGCCGGCGCCGACCCGCTCCAGGTTGCCGTCGGCGGCCAGCACGCCGAGCACGGCGGCCGGGTCGACCGGCTTGCCGTCGTCGGCCAGGGCGAGCGCCGCGGCGTAGACGATCCCGGCCGGGCTGTAGAAGTCGGCGGCGGCCACGCAGGCGGCGGCCTCCTCGGCGACGCCGCGGGCCTGGATCGCGGCCCCGGCCACGGACATCTCGGCGGCCACGATCCCTGGCGACGGGCGCCAGTCGCGGGCGCCGGTTTCCATGTCGGTGCTCATGCGGTCCTCCGGCGGTCGGCGCCCGCCATCTGCACGATGGTGACGCGGTGGGACAGGCGTGAGGCGGTGCGCTCCCCGACGAGGGTGCGCAGGTCCAGCTGGTTACTGGTGAGCACGGTTGGGCGCTGGTCCTCCCACCGCGGGTCGAGCAGGGCTCCCATCTGGTCGGAGTCCCAGTCGCCGATCCGCACCGAGCCGACGTCGTCGATGGCGAGCAGCCCGGCGGCGGCGAGTCGGCCGAGGGCTGCCCAGTCGACGGGCGGGGTGATGAGCCGCTGCAGTCGGCGGGCGGGGACGATCTCGACGCGGCCCCGGTATCCGGCGGAGACCATGCGCTCGGCGAGCGCCCACAGCGACCAGGACTTGCCGACGCCGATGTTGCCGACCAGCACGAAGTTGCCGTACTCGCCGACGGCGACCTTGTCGGCCCACGCGGCGACGTCGGGATGCAGCCGGCCGGGCACGTTGTAGGCGGGCGGCCGGGCGGCGCGCAGCCTGGCCAGCCGGTCGCGGGCCTGCTCTACCTGCCACTGCTCGTAGGGGGTGCTCATAGGATGACCTGCCCGTTCGCTATCTCGTCGGCGGTGGGGAGCTTGGCTCGGGATCCCGAGTTGGGGGCGAACCGGCTGCCGCCACCCGGATCCTGGCCGCCACCGGCGCTCATGCGAAGCAGTTCGCGGCCGAGGTCGGCGAAGCCCTTGCGTCCGGCGGCGGTCGCGGCTTCGATCAGGCGTGCCGGGTCCTTGCCTTCGTCGATGAGCTCTTTGGCCTGCCGCCCGATCTGGGCGATGAGCCGCCCGGCGGGCCGCCCGCCGCCCGCGGCTTGGGCGCCCTCCACCCACGCGGCGACGACATCGCCCGCGTTGGGTGGGGAGCTGCCGGAACTGCCGGATTCAACTGCCCGGCGCTGCGTAGCGCCCGCCGTAGGCGGAAGGTCTTTATTCCTTTCCCTTCCTTTCCTTTCCCCCAGTGAGTCCTCCGTGAGCCCTCCGTGAGGGTTCAGTGAGTCCTCCGTGAGGCCGTTTTGGCTGTTCAGAGCGGGTGTCGCGGGGTCGTCCGGGCCGGTGGGGACACTGACGAGCCGGACAGCCCGGCGATCGTCGGAATCGGACATTTCACCCTCTTTTGAGGGCTCACGCGGCCACCCCTCAGGGAGCGTTTGAGCCCTCACTGAGCCCTCACTGAGCCCTCCGTGAGGGCTGGTGGGCGGGTCTGGCGGAGGCGGAATCTTGCTCGGCGACGGCCGGTTGACCCGCTGATGCTCATGCCATCCCCGCACCGCGAGATACCGGCGCCCCTCGACCTCGTAGCGGATGATGAGTGCGGCCTGATGGATCGCTTGAAGGTCTCCGTCGACGTCGGCCGCGGTGCGGTCGTCGAGCGGCCACAGAGCTGCTTTGATCAGCCGCGCATCATCGACACAGCGGCCCTCGTCGTCGCATTGGGTCCACAGTCCGATGAAGGTGAGCCGTGCCGTCAGGTCCAGGTCGGCAATGGACAGGGAGGTGAAGAACTCCGGCTTGATGCTGCGAATGCGGGCCATCAGACGCGCGCCCCCTTGCTGCTGTTGCAGGACCGGCACAGAGTCCGCAGGTTCTCCTCGGTGTCCGCGCCACCAAGCGACCATGGCCAAACGTGGTCGAGCGTCAGATCGTCGGCACATCCGCATCTCACGCATTGCCAGTCGTCCCGCCTGTAGATGCGGCGGCGCAGCCATTTCGGGATGTAGCTGCGGCGGCCATCCATTGGTCCCCACTCGAACAACTCGAACTCGACAAACAGCCAGCCGTCGTCGCAGCACGCCCACAGGTCAGCCTTGACGAGCGTGGCGGCCAGTTCGATGCTCGCCGGCCCGCCGAACATGCCGACGACATCGTGGGGGACGTGGGCCACGCGGCTGGGATGCCGATGGCGGCTGGCCCACGTCAGGCACAGCGTCCACAGGCCTATGGCGGCCGCCGCGTTTTCCATGTCGAGGAGGGCGAGCACCTTGGGGTGGTCGTCGAATGCGTCGTCGATGCGTGCCCATGCCACGGTTGTGCTCCAAGGGTTCTAGTGGTCGATGCTTGCTCGGAGCGGGGCCTGTATTCGCCGCGGCGAATGCCAGGGCGACGGACTCAGGTCGGCCGACTGGTAGAGCGGGTGGACGGGCTGTCCGTCACGGGCCATGCGCAGGCATAGCGGTTTGAGCGGCTCCAGGAGGGCGGCCACTCGGTCGCAGCGGCCGTGTAGGCGCGGCCACCGGCCCGTACCCCAGGCGACCACCACGCGCCCCACTCCGTCCCACCTAGCCAGCCACCCGTCGTTGTCAGGCCCGATCGGATCGTTGGCGGCGGCGAGCTCTGCCGGTTGGGTGGCGCGGAACGCGAACAGGTTGCGCACAACAATGCCGTCGTAGCCCCACGAGCGGGCGTAGGCGACGCAGCGGCGGATGGTGGGGTCGTCCTGGGTGGCGTCGGCGGTGGACGGGTTGAGCATCACCCACGCGCACAGCGCGGGCTCGGGGCGGAGTGTCCATGTGCGCCAGAGGTTGTACCGGTAGGGCCCGTCAATGACGGCGCCCGACGGGTCCAGCCCGAACAGGGTGTCGCTCGGCTCTGTCACGGCTTCCTCCGACCGGGCCGGTGGCCGACGTGATGGCAGCCGCAGAACTCGCAGGCGTACGCCCTGAGGGCGCCGCGGGCTGCGCCTTGCTCCACGAGCCTCTTGACGACGGCTAGGGCTATTTCCCGGGTGCTGTAGCCGCGCTTGCCGTCGCACTTGCGGCCCTTCGTCTCGGTGCTCACGGCGCCTCGCTCAGCAGGTCGGTGTCGATGGCGAGCACCAGCCCGGGGCCGAGCTTGACGAGCAGCCGCCCCTCCTGGTGGGCGCGGGCGGCCTGCGCGGCGGCTTCGACGGCGAGGCCCGCCCGGGTGAGGCGCCGCATCAGGTCGGCGATTTGCAGTTCCGCCTGGGGCCAGACGCGGGCGTTGCCGGTGCCGCCGGGCGCGCTGGGGCGGAGCCAGCCGCGCCGGCTCCAATGGTCGATCTGGCGGTAGGTGAGGCCCCGCTTGAGCACCTGGTCGAGGGTGAGCGGCTTCATGAGGCGAGCTCGTCCAGGTCGAACAGCGTCGGCATGGCCACCTCCGCGGCCGCGGCCACCACGTACGCCACGCCGTCGCGGAAGTAGTCGGCGTTCAACTCCACGGCGAGGCCCCGGCGGCGCGCCTTGACCGCGCAGTACGGCACCGTCATCAGCCCGCCGAACGGGTCGAACACGAGCTCGCCCTCCATTGAGAACTGGGCGATGAGCCGCTCGACGATGTCGAACTGGAGCGGGCACAGGTGGAACTGCTGGCCCTTACGCTCCTGCATCATGTTGAGCGTCCGCATCCGGGCGACGTCCGTCCACACGTCCGGATGCCACGACGGCGGCTGCAGCAGCATGAACCCGGACGGCAGCTGCCGGGCCGCCTCGAGTGCTTCGCCGGCGACGACGTGCGCCTCGTAGTCGTAGACGTGGGTGAGGTTGTAGTCACGGAACAGTCGGAACACCTCGTCGGCGGGCAGGCCCACGAGGTCCTGGGGCGTGAGCGGCCTGTCGCCGTTGGAGCGGGCGAATCCGTGGGCGTCGACCTGCCAGCGGGCCCGCGTGAACGCGTCCTTCGATTTGACGACGGGCAGGTCGGCGTAGCCGTTGGAGGCGTCGGTGGGCGGCTTGCGGAACAGCAGCACATACTCGGGCAGCCCGGCGCCCATCTTGCTGCCGTCCTTGCACTGTTCGGTCCAGCCGAGCCGGTAGGTCTGGTTGTTCTCCCGCACGACGTCGGTGACGATCGTCTTCATGCCGAGGAACGCGAAGCCGTGCCCGGTGTAGTGGGTGATCGCTTCGGCGTGGAACGGCTGCACGGTCTGGAAGCCGAGCCCAGTCATGCCGCCCGGGACGATCCGGTCCTTGACGTGGACGGCGGCGACCCGGCCGGGCTGCAGGACACGCAGCAAGTGCGGGGTGAGGTAGTCCATCTGCGCCCAGAAGTGGGCGTTGTCGTCGGTGTGGCCGAAGTCGTTGTAGGAGGGCGTGTACTCGTACTGGGTGGCGAACGGGATGCTGGTGACGATCAGGCCGACGCTGTCGGATTCCAGCGTCTCCGCCTCCAGCACGGCGTCGTTGTTGACGAGCCGGTACCGATCGCCGGTGACCTCCTGTCGTGCGACGCCGATCGACCGGTGCAGGCTGCGTGACATGGCCTCATGTGACAGGCCGTATTCGCGGATGATCCGGCCCATGCCGGAGACGAGCTCTTCGTGCTGGGCCCACTTGCGTTCGAGCTGCTTGCGGATGTCACGCTCGGCTTCGGTGTAGATGAGGTCGATGCGGACCGGCTCGCCCTGCAGGAACCGGTGGATGCGGTGGATGGCCTGGATGAAGTCGGCGAATTTGAACCCGATGCCGAGGAATACGGCGCGGTGGCAGTGCCGCTGGAAGTTGCACCCGGACCCGGCGATGACAGGCTTGGTGGCCAGGATGCGGATCTCTCCGTCGGAGAAGGCGAGGATGCGCCGCTCGCGTTCGTCGAGGTCCTGGGATCCCCACACGGTGGTCGCGTCGGGGACGGCGGCTTCGATGGCGCGCCGCTCGTCCTCGAGGTCGTGCCACAGCAGGAAGTGCTCGCCGGGCGACTCGGTGACGAGCTCGCGCATCTTGGCGACCCGGGCGTCGAGGCTGGAGCGCTTCTCGCGGGCGGCGTCCTGCACGCCGACGGCGGCGTTGGCGAACAGGGCGGCGCGGCCGCTGCGGTCCACCACCCCTTCGGCCGGCATCTCGGACGGGAGCTCGTGCCAGCGCACGTCGAGCGGCGGCAGCTCATAGCCGTCGTCGGGGTGGCCCAGATCGGACGGCTTCTGAAGAAACATCGCCCAGGAGGCAACCCACAGCCAGAACTGGCGTTCCATGTGCGGCAGCAGCGTCAGCTTGTCGGCCTTGGTGGAGTCGCGTTTGAAGAAGCGGGTCTTGGCCTGCCCGACATCCATCACGTCGAGGAACGCCGCGTAGGCGAGCAGCTCGATGTATTCGTTCGGGCTGGGCGTAGCCGTGGCCACGAACCGGTAGTTGTCGCTGCCCTCGTACAGTTTCATGAACTCGCGGAACGTCTTGGTGCCGCCGAAACCGCGCAGGACCGCCGCCTCGTCGAGGGACACGACGTCGAAGGCCCGCGGGTCAAGCTTGCCGTCCCGGACGGTCTCGTAGTTGGTGAGGTAGATGCCGTCGTCCGAGGCCTCGCTCTCGCGGCGGATGAACGTCGGCGTCAGCCCGATCAGCGCAGCGTCCCGGACGAACTCCTGCCGCACGCCGAGCGGGCAGACGATCAGCGCGCGGCCGCGGCCCAGCTTGGCCAGCACCAGCCGGACGATTTCGAGCTGGATGAGGGTTTTGCCGAGCCCGAACGAGGCGAACACGGCACGCCGGCCGCCGCGCACGGCCCACACGACGGTGTCGCGCTGGTGCGGCTTGAGCAGCGGGTGAACCTCGGACGGGCCGCAGTCGAGGCCGCTCTCGACTGCGAGCGAGGCCTTGGCCTGAAGGAACTCGGTGTAGACGGGGGCGGTCACGTGATCCTCCGGAGGCCTCGGAACGGGCGGACGACGACGCGGCCGTCGGGGTAGCGCACGGCGACGTTGCGGGGTGCACCGGCTGGCGGGGTGACCCAGGTGAGCCACGCTGGCGCGGTCGGGAGCGGGTTCCGCTTGGACGGCAGAACGAACCTGCAGACGACCTCGACCTGCTGGCCGCGCAGCATGTAGCGGCGGCCGGTCACGTGGTCCTCAACGACATGAGCAGCTGCTTGTAGGCGCCGTCCTCGCTGGAGAACAGGGCGGGCTTGTGTGTGGCTTCCATGCCGATGCGGGCCCGGCCGTCGAGGGCGCCGAGCGCGTCGAGCAGGAACTGCGACTGGAACGCGATCTCGATGGGGTCGCCGGCCAGCTCGCACGGCGCGGCGTCGTGGGCGCGCCCGACGTCACCGCCGCCCGCCCTGATCAGCACCTCGCCGGGGCTGAAGGCGAGGTGCACGGCGGTGTTCTTCTCGGCGACCAGCGCCACCCGCTTGACCGCTCCGGCCAAGGCGGCGGCGTCGACGGTGGCTACGGTCGGCATTTCGACGTCGACGCGGGCCCGGTAGTTGATGAACTGTTCGTCGATCAGTCGGACGGTGTACTGCCGGGTGGCGGTGGTGGCGGCGGCCAGCTTGTCGTCGAACGCGAGCGTGATCGGGCCCGATCCGAGGCCTCGGGTGAGGTCTTGCAGAACTTTGCCGGGCACGAGCTGGCCGAGGATGGTCTCCGCGGCGGGCTGCCAGGGCAGGTCGCGGACGGCGATCCGGTACCGGTCGGTGGCGGCCAGCGTGAGCCGGTCGCCGTCGGCGTCGACGCGCACGCCGATCAGCGCGGGCAGCGTGTCGTCGCGTGCGGTGGCGATGGCGACCTGCTCGACGGCGTGCGCGAACAGTGCCCCGTCGACGGTTCCGGCCGCGGGCGGCGGCTCGGGCAGGTGGGGGTAGTCCTCGACGGGCAGCGTGGTGAGCGCGAACTCGGAGCGGCCGCACGTGATGACGCACTCCCGGTCGGTGGCGGCGACGTCGGCGAAAAGGTCGCAGGGCAGGCTTTTGGCGACTTCGGCGAGTAGCCGCCCGGGCACCAGCACGCGGCCGGGTTCGGCGACGTCGGCGGCGACGGTGCCGCGGTGGGAGGTGTCGTAGTCGAACGCGGACACGGTGACCTGGTCGCCGTCGGCGTGCAGGAGGAGCCCGGACAGGACGGGGACGACGGGCCGCTGCGGGAGGGCGCGCGCGGCGGAGGCGATGGTGTCGGCCAGCAGTTTCGGGTCGATGGTGAACTTCATTCGTCGTCGTCCCATTCGTCGTCGTCGCCGAACACTGCGGCGTGCAGTTGGGGGTCGTAGCGCAGGAGGCAGGACTCGCACATCGGCCCCTTGCGCGGGTCAAGCCAGCCAGCGCCTTCCTGGGGCTCGGGGCGGATGCGCAGCAGGTCCTCGCAGTCCGCATAGATGTGGCCGACGAAGTGCCCCTTGCCTGCCCTGAAGGGGATCTCGCCGGGATACCAGGGCCGGATCCAGTACGCGGTGTCGGGCAGCGTCGTCGTCTCGGTGGTGGCCATCAGAACGGCCCCTCGTCGTCGGTCAGCTCACCGCGGCCAGGGACGGGCAGGGTCGCCATCTCCCATCGGGACACGGGCGCGGGCCGCAGCAGCGCAGCCGCCCGCCTGGCCATCGCCTCCGTCGTCGGCGTGATCGCGTACACGGAGTTGGGGGCGTAGTACTGGGTCATGGTCGGCTGCTCGTCGTCGGCGCCGGGGATGTCGATGCGCAGGAACGGGGCGCCGCCGACGGTGGCTTCACTCAGGTGGCCGGCGAGGCGCCGGTGTCCGAGCAGTTCGAGGAACACCCAGCCGTTGATCGTGCTTTCGCTGGTCATGCTGCCGCCTTCCTGGTGAGGGCTTTGCGTTCGTTGGGGGTGGTGGCGCCCCAGATGCCGTACGTCAGCTCGCCGTGATCGAGCGCGTACCGCAGGCATGCCGCCCGGAGCGGGCAGCCGCGGCACACGCGCTTGGCCTGCTCGACCTGGTCGGCGGACGCCGGACCGTACGTGAGCGGGTAGAACAGCTCCCGGTCCAGGTCCTGGCAGGCGGTGTGCTCGCCTGGCAGCCCGTGCCCGGCCTGCGCCGCCGCGCGCACGGTGCGGGGGGCCGGGTTCACCTTCTTCGGCTGCTTGTCGCGCAGCCGTGCCCTGTCGCCAGCGGGTGTGCCGGTGCCGGGGCAGCGCGTGCCGTCGTTGAGCGGCTGCTTGGATTCGCGCGGGTGGGAGATGAACGTCCCGTCGGTGCGGAGCTGGATGGTCGGCCGCCCGCACACGGGGCAGGCGGCGACCATCGGCCGGCGCTCGCCCTTGTCGGTGTAGCTGGTGGCGGTGACGGCGTCGCCGAGCCCGAGCATGTCGAGCACCATGTCGAGGTCGGAGTGGGGGGCGCCGAGCCGGTCGGCGGCGTCGCGGAGCTTTTCGGCGGCGGCGGCCCGCTGGCTGGGGGTGGTGGTGGCGATGCGCCGCGGCGCGGCGACGTCCAGGCTGGGGCTTTTGGCCTTGCCGCGCCGCTGCTTCCGCATGATGGCGTCGTTGACGACGCGCTCCTGCTGGAGCATCCATTCGGCGTCGTGGTCGCGGCTGTGGTGGCGGAGCTCGCTCATGCGGCACGCTCCAGCGCCTCGCCTGTGATGCACTCGACCAGCGCGGAGACCAGCACCTCGGCCGCGGGCGGGGTGACGGCGTTCCCGAGTTGTTTGACCTTGGCCCGCTTGTCGCCGAGCACGACATAGCCGTCATCGAACGCCATGCCACGCGCGATCTCCTCCGGCTCCAGCATGCGGAACCCGACCTCGTTGACGTCGATGGCGGGCGTGGCCAGCCCGTACCGATGTTTGGCTGTGAGCGCGCCGACGGGCTCGGACGCGGGCCGGGCTACGCCGGTGCGGTAGTACGGCACCAGCAGCGGCTCGGGCGCAGTGGCCAAGTAGTGGTGATTGCCGCCTGCGGTGACGGTGTGCAGCGGCTCGTCGATGGGGCGGGCCCGCTCCTTGTCGCCGCCGCCCCGCATGGCGATGAGAAACGACGGCGGGATCGCCACCCCGGTTTCGCGCCGGGTGGTTTGCGTGCGGCCCGGCTCGGTGACGGGGAACGCCGCCTTGCCGTCGCGGCCTTCGGTGGGCACGAGCAGCGGCGGTATCGCGAGCCCGTCGTTCTCGGTGCCAGTGCGGGTACGCAGCGGCTGGGTGACGGGGTATGCGGTGGTGTTCCATGTTCCGCCGGCCGGTACGAGTAGCGGCGTCCAGTACGTGTCGATGCCCGCCTGGACTCGGCCGACGGTCGCGGGCGCGTACGGCCGGAACGTCTTGCCGGGTTTACCTTCCCCGATCTTCCTGGTGGGCAGGGTGAGGTCAATGGCGGCGTACGCGGGCAGCACGGCGGGTTCGACGATCGCGTTGCGGCAGGTGGCGTGCGGGCACCGGAAGACGTACTGCTGCCGGTACCGGCCCATGTCGCGGCGCAGGTTCTTGAACACCTGGAGGGCGGGCACCACCTGGTCGCAGGTGGGGCACCATGCCTGCGGCCGGAGCCACTTGTCCCAGTCGGGGTCCCGGCCGAGGCTGCGGTGCCAGTAGCCGAAGTACAGTCGGTCGCGCGACTGTGGGGCGCGCAGGGTCTGCACGGGTTCGACGTGCATGCTGTTGAGGGCGATGACGCGCGTCTTGTAGCCCATGCGGTGAAAGCGGGCCCGCCAGTCGTCGAAGCCGTCCCACGCCCGTTCGTCGATGACGTTCTCGACGATGCCTGCGAGCACGAGCTTGCCGCGCGCGACCACGCCTTCCAGGTAGGTGGGCACCTGCTCCATGAGCGCCCTGGACTCTTCGGCGCTGACCTCTTCGGCGGTCTTCTCGCGGGGGATGAGTTCGTCTTGGCGGGACTGATGGAAGGTGCGCTTCTGACCGTTGGCGATGGTCCACTTGGTGCACTCGGGTGAGGCCCAGTGGATGTCCGCGACGGGCCAGTCGTAGACGGGCGATTCTTGGATCTTCCCCTGCTTGTGGGTGACGTTCGGGAAGTTGGTGGCGTGGGTGTCGAGGGCGAGCTGCCAGTGGTTGGCGGCCAGTTTCACCTCAACGCCGGGCACCTTGTCCGCGCCCTGGCTACTGCCGCCTGCTCCGCAGAACCAGTCACAGAGGGTCAGCGTCACGATGTCCCGCCTTTCTGGCCGGTTCCGGCCCGCAGCTCGGGGTGGGTGTCGAGGAATCGCCGCCACACCGTGTCGCTGCCGAGCGCGGCGAACTCGCCGGCGACGGTCAGGTCGAGGCTGCGGCGCTGGGCGGCACGGATCTCGCGGCGGAGACACTGCTCGGTGTCGGTGAGCTGGGCGCGTTCGCAGGCGAGCCGCGCCCGCTGTCGTCGGCGCCGGATGGTGTAGGCGACGTTGACGGCGGCGAGCGCGATCACGCAGGTGACGGCGACGGCCAGTTCGGGGTCAGGCATTGCTGACCACCGCCTCCGGGGCTATAGCCACGACCTCCCGGGCGATGGCCACCGCGCGATGGGCGATCGACTGGCGGAGCGCGTCACGCTCCCGCTCGGCCAGCTCGGCGCGCTGGCGGAGCCGCTCCACCTCGTCGGCGAGCGCGGGCAGGTCGCGGCCGATCACCTTGTCGAGGGCGAGCAGAGTGTCGGCGTCGGTCACGGTGACGGGGTTGAGGCGGCCGGTGCCGACGTAGCCGGGGGCGAGCCAGCGCAGGTCCCAGGCGCGGGTGCGGATGGTGTCCAGGTCGAGGGTGTCAGGCATTCGCGGCCACCGCCTGACGCGCGGCGGCTTTCGCCCGGTCGTACTTGGCGATGCCCCAGACGATCGCGTGGCAGGCCCAGAGGTACCACCAGTAGTAGTCGCGGAACGACCACTCGTAGGTGTCCTCGAACTCGAAGGTCTCGATCGGTGTCACCGTGACGCGGTGGTATGCGCTGTTTTCCGCAATATGCCGCTTGCGCCACAGCTCGGCGGAGGTGTCGTCGAAGAATTCGGCGCTGACGTCGCAGCGGCGGCACGAGGCTTTGGCCTTCGTGCTGTACTCGAAGGTCTCGAGTTCCTGGCGGGCGCCGCCTTCCCAGGTGATGTCGCCGTACTCCAGCAGGTACCGGACTGCGGCCCCGATCCCGCGCGGCGCGCTCCTCTCTCGGATCGCGTTCGCGACGTGCTCTTTCACCTGCTGCTCAAACAGGTCCTGGTCGTACTTCATGACGCAGTCGCGGTCGGAGGTTAGCTTCTCCGCCCAGTAGTGCGGGTTGATGTGCAGCGACCCGTCCTTCCGGACGCCGGAGCGGAAGAACTCGAACATGTCGGTGAGCCGGTCGAAGACGTAGCTTTCGCCGTCGCCCCGGAAGATGAGGGCGTGCGGCACGGTGATCAGGTCGAACCAGTAACCTCCGTGGTCCGGGTGCCGGAACCGCAGGTGCCGGTACAGGCCGTCGTCGTGCAGGATCTGCATCTTGTGGTCGGCGGTTTCGCGGGCGAACCGCTCGGCGATGTCCTGGCGCATCAGCCCAGCACCTCCAGCGCGGCGTTGCGCAGCTCGCGCACCACCGCGGCCTCGTCCCGCTCGTCCGACCAGGCACCGAGCGAGTCGGCGTACGCGTCGTCGCGCGACAGCCCCAGAAAGTCGATCAGCATGTCGGCGGTGTCGAGCACCAGCCGCCAGTGGCCGGCCCGGTCCCGGTCGTCCTCCCAGGCGTGCGGGTCGAAACCGCACGCGACCGCGACCGCGCCGAGCACGTCCACCGGCGCTTCGCGGGGCGGCAGCCCGAACGCGTCGAGGTAGTAGTCGTCGCGGGCGAGGCCCTGCCGTTCGATGATGTCGGCGGCGGCCAGCGCGACGGCGGCCGGGGTGAGTGTCAGGTTGATCGTCTGCGTGGTCATGGCGTCTCCGCAGGAGGAGGTGTCGGGGAGGTGGCGGCACCAATGCCGCCTGAGCGTTCCTTGCCGATGCGGTCGATCAGGTCGCCGATCCGCTCGTCGTCGCCGTTCTCGTTCGTGACCAAGGCGCCGAGCTGCCGGGCCTGGCCGAGCTCGAAACGCATCTGCCGGAGCCTGCCGACAGACGTGTTCGGGTGGAGGGCTTCATCCCGGTAGTCGGTGGCGGGCCGGATGCCGGCCTCCCCGCGCTCCAGGTTGTGCGAGTCCGGGTCGGGGTCGCGGGTGGGCACGAGTCCGGCGTGGTAGAGGAGGGTGCGCAGCGCGACCGCCTGCGCTTTCGCGGTGCCCTTGTCGCCTGGGTCGAGGGACTCGCCGGCGGCCTGCACTTCGAGGTGGTCGCCGTTCGGCCCGTAGATCCGGTAGGTGACCAAGACGGTGCACTCGCGGGTCGCCTTGTCGCGGGAGGTCTTGGTGTCCCGGTATGACGCCTCGACCCGGTAGGGCAGTACGAGCACGCCGTGCGCCCGGCAGGCAGGGCCAAAAAAATTGAGCGCATCGTCCACGCCTCGGTACTTGAAGCGCGGGCCCTCGGTCGGCTCCCACTGCTTGACGACGCTGCGGACCTCGCCCATCACGTTGGCCCACGCCACGTGCACGGGCACGCTGGCCGGCCCGCCCTCGGGCACGGGGATGTCGATGTCGGGCAGCGGCGCGGGCGCGGCGCTGACCTGCTCGCGCTCGGCCGGGTGCTTGTCACTCACTTCATCGGGCCGGGCCAGGGCGGCGGCCTTGTCGGCGAGCGTCATGACAGGGCCTCCGCGAGTCGGTGCTCCTTGGCGATGTGCAGGCGGTGGCCGGGCTTGTCGGTCACGCAGGCGGCGTAGGCCTCCGGGAACTCCTCCGCCAGCCGCTCCAGGTCCGGGGTGGCCTTGCTGGTCGGGTTGAGCCCGTACGCGTAGTCGTTGCCGAACGCGCCGATGGCGTGCCCGCCGAGCAGTTCGACCAGGCGGGCTTTCGCGGTCTCCTTCTCGGCTTTCGCGGCCTTCTCCCGCAGTCGGGCGTCCTCGTAGGCGAGAAGCTGCTCGTACGCGTTGGTCGCGTCGAGGTCGGCCACGCCGTCCCGGTCCGGGTGCAGCCGGTCCCACAGTTCGAGCAGCCGCTCAGGGTCGCCAGTGCTGGGCGGTGGGGTGCGATCCTGCACCCGCTGCCACATCTGGCCGGCCACCGCCACGATGTCGTCAATGAGTTGCTCGTTGCCCGCGCGCCGGATCACGTTCTGCCGGTAGCTGTTGCCGCCGATGAGTACGGCCGTGTGGATGTGGTCGTAGCCGCTGACGGCGATCTGGTGCAGCGTCTGCGCGAGCACATCGTCGGGGACGGCGCGCCGCCAGCGCCTGGCGGCCCACGCGTCGCGGTGCTTGACCTCAAGGGCGCAGCGTTCGCGCACGTCGCGGGACAGCGGGCATTCGATGACCTGCCGGTCGAGGGTGCACATCATCCACGGCCGGTCGACGTTCGCGATCAGCCCGACCCGGCGGACGACGGACCGGTTGCGGCGGGCCCATTCGCGGGCGATTGTCTCCTCGTGGAGGGTGCCCCACAGGCCGGGCTCGCCGAGGTCGCCGGGAGGGAGTTCGCCGATCTTGTCGTAGTAGACGTGGGACGGGGTCTTGTAGCCGACTTCGAGGATGTCGGCTGCGTCGGCGCTGCCGATGCCACCGCGGCGGGCGGCGAGCCACACGTCGCGGTCTGCGGTGGCGGGCAGCACGAGCCGGGCGGTCGGCGTGACCCGGCGGCCGGGCGCGGCGGTCGTCATGAGCCCGTCTCAGGCGTCTTGGGCAGCTCGCTCTTGGTGAACGGTGACCAGACCCGCACGGGGACGCCCGCGAACTCGCCGACCACATCGGCGCTGCCGCCCGTGGCGCTGCCGTACCGGGTGACGCTGATCTCGGCGTTGAGGAACTCCGCCCACGTGCGCAGGTGGGCGCGGCGCGGACCGGGCCCGGCGCTGTATGTGGGGATGTGGCCGACCAGTCCCTCATTGCCGCCGACGGTCCACACGGCCTCGGGCAGGTCATGGGCGAGCAAGCTCACCAGGGCTGCGGCGTAACGCTGCTGCTCCTTGCGGGGCATCATGCCGTGACCGCCTGTCGCTCGCGCACGGAGGCCAGCCAGTCGGCGACGCGCACGCACTGCACGGTGTCGCCCTCGCCGACCTCGATGGTGCCGATGCGCGGCAGGCCGTCGATCGGTCCGGCGGCGACCCACACGAGCACGAGCCGGCCGGGCCCGGCGCTGTAGGTGTCGCGAACGCGCACTAGCTGCTGGTCGGTCTGGACCAGGTGCTGCGGCTTGATCGCGGTCGCGTCCACGGGGACGGTGGGCAGGCTCGTGGGCCGGGTCATCGTCCGCCCCCGATCCGTAGCGGGCGCACGATGTCCGCGAGCCGGTCGTCCGGCGGCGGCTCCGGCGTATGCAGACCCTTCGCCTCCAGCGAGGCCCGCGCCTTGTCGATGCCGCGCTTGAATTCCTCCAGCGTGGGGATGCGCAGCACCAGGTGCTCACCGTCCGTCGTGCTGACGGTCATCGCGTGCCCTTCGGCGGCGCGCAGCAGCTCGTGGGGCGTAACGAGCACCTCGCGGCCGCTTCCCTCCCGAGCGGCCTTGACGAGGGCTTCGCCGATGCGCATGTCCACCTCGCGCTGGCCGTCGTCGAGGTCTTCCCACGACAGCAGCCAGGACGGCTTCGGGTTGTCCTGTTCGCGGGCCCATTCGACCCACACGTGGCGGACCAGCCTGCCCAGGTCCTCGCGCGTCACGCGGCACCGCCCACGGTCTGCGTCATCGACTTCAGGGCGAAGGCGAGAGCGGCTTGTGCGGCGTCGTCGTCGCGGGCGACCACGAGCGCCAGCGGCGCGTGCGGGTGTTCCTCTTCGCGGAGTTCGGTGGTGGCGAACCCGGCCTCGATGAGGGCGGCGGCGTACGGGGCGAGCCGCTGGGCGTTCATCTGCCGCCAGCCGCCCATGCCGTACAGGGCGCCCTCTCGGACGTCCTCGATGATGACGTGGACGGGCACGGCGGGCGCGGCGTCCTCGGTGAGGGCGTGCACGCGGTAGCCGTCGCCCCACTTGTTGCGGACGGGGTGCCCGGCGGCGGTGAGCGCGTCGATGACGTCGTCGCCGAAGGATGCGATGCGGTTCCTGTGCTCGGAGGCGGCGTTCTCGCGGGCGGCCAGCCACGCCTCCTGCACGTCCCAGCTCGGCTCCGGCAGCAGGTTGTCGTCGCCGTGGATGTCGAGCAGGTGCATCGCGAGCGCGACCGGCAGCGGCAGCGCGGCGGTGCCGTTGGCGAGCTTGGCGAGCAGCATGCGGGTGATGCCGCGCAGCTGGGGGACGTACGTGAACAGGGCGAGCGCCTGTCGGTCGCGGGCGTCGAGGCCGGTGGCGTTGTAGGCGACGGCGTTGCGGATGGCTTCGGCGATGTCGAGCACGTCGTTGGCGGTCAGCATCGAGCCGGTGTGCTGCGTGGTGTCGGGGCTAGGTGCGAGGATGGTCATGTCCGCGTCCTTGCTAGAGGGATGTCGGATGTTCTCTGCGGGGCTCATCCGGTGGCTCGGGTGAGCCCTGCGGCGTGATCAGAAGCCAAAGGCTGGAGAGTCAGGCGTCGGCTTCGTGCACCACGACGTCTTCGGCGCCGTAAAGCTCGCGCAGCTCCCGCGCTCGGATGTCCGCGTCTTCGAGGCTGTCCGCCTCTTCGCGCTGTGGGTGGCCTTCCGCGTCTCGTCACGTCAGGTAGATGGCCATATCGGTTTCCCGGTTGAGTCGTTGATGGATGTCACGCTGCGGATGGCGATGATCGGCACGCCGCCGCCGTTGTCGAGGCAGTCGAGGACCAAGCAGACCGGACGGGCGTTGGCGTACTGGCCCTGCTTGGTGCCGATGGCCAGGAGCAGCCCGTCGTAGACCTCAGGGTCGGAGCCGCCGAAGACGGCCTGCACCTGTACCCGGCGGCCAACGAGAGGTTGGACGGCGGCGAGGTCGGATACTCGCATCGGGTCATCGCCCCTTCACGTACTCGCCTGGCGGGACGGTGAAGGTGGAGCCGTCCTTGTAGTGCTCGATCCAGCCGAACTTGCCGAGTTCTCTCGGGTTGTGGCGGACGCGCCGTCGTAGAACCGCGCCACACGTCTGACAGACAAGGTGCGGACCGTGCGCTTCGAACTTGTCTGTGTCAGGGCACTTCACCTGCGTGACAGATACCGGCTGTCGCCGATCCTGGTAGGAGGTGCGTTTCGCGGGCTGCTCGGTGGTCATGTCCGTGTCCCTTGCAAGTCGGGGATGGCGGATGAGCGAGGTTCCGGCCGAGGCAACGGTCAGGGCCTCGCGGCGTGTCAGGAGGCGCGGGCCCTGGACTCGGGCGACTCGGCGTCGGCGAGGAACTCGTGGACGGCGTGCAGGTCGATGCGGCGGAGCCGGCCGACGAGGTAACTCTTGAGCTGGCCGCTGCGGATGAGCTTCTCGACGGAGCGGCGGCTCTTGAGCTTGAGCAGGACCTGCACCTCGGGGACCTCAAGGACGAGGGGCGTGGTGGCGCAGTGATGTCCGCAGGTCTGGCATCCGGAGGGGGGCGGGTGGCTGTTCGTCATGTACGCAAACATACGCGTACATACGCACATGTCAATGGGTTGCTGCGCATGGATGCGTAGGGTTCTGCTTGACCGCTGGTCCTTACTGGCGGGCGATCTAAACGGCAACCGTGATTGTCGGGACCACCGACTGTCAGGTATGGTGCGCGTACATGCGCAAAGGTTCGCGCACCTGAACCCGCGAGAGGTCGGAAGCGCCCGTGAGCATCCCACCCGAGGCTGCACTCATACGCGAACGCCGAAAGAACCGCCTCCCCAGCCCCGCAATGTCCCTGCGGGCCGCCGCCGCGGCAGCATCCACGCACGGCGCAAAGGTGTCCGAAGCAGGCTGGCGCTCCATCGAGTCAGGCAAATACGTCGCCAAGGCGGAGATCCTCGCCGCGATGGCCCGGGTCGTCGGCGTCACGCCGGCCGAGCTCGACGAGATCGCCGCCCGCCACGAGCGGCAGAACGCAGCAGATGCCGCCGTCATGCTGCGCGCCTACGTGCGTCAGCGGGCCGAGAGCGAGCCCGCGCTCGAAGGAATCAACCCGGATGCCCCCGAGGACGTGCTCCAGATGATCGTCAAAGGGATCGACGACATCCGCAGCGCCACAGGTCTGACCGAAGACCAAAAAGCGTCTCTAGAGAAGACCCTTATAGAGACCGTGATGCAAACGGTTGCCGGGCAGCTTGTCCAAATACGTACCGTTTTGGAAATCGCCCGAGGTAAGGACAGCCAGGCCTAACGCGACTGTCTCTCACGTTACGCTCGCCTTACCTCTCTATCCTCACCTGCGATTCGGTCATAGTGTGACGTGACCGTGGCGTGGGGGATAAGACGTAACGGGCTGGCAACGGAGGCAGCGGGTGGCAACCGAAAAACGCACAGCGCTCAAATGGTTCGCACGCATCGGATGGGGGTTAACGGGCGTCATTCTGGTCGGGATCTTCCTCGAACTCGACCTGGTGAGCGCCCGGCAGTTCTTCTTCGGCCGCCTGTTCGCCCTGGCGCTGGGAGCGAGCATCGTTCTCACGCTGGGACTCTGGTTCGAGTCGTCTCGCCTCCGCATCGTCATCCCCGTCGAGGAGGCATGGAAGGCCGGGGTCCAGTACGGCGTCACCTGGCGACGCTCCGACCCGGCGGCGGCCGATCAGATGATCCAATTCCTGCAGCAGCCCATCAACAGCCAGGGCCCGCTGGAATCACCACAGATCAAGCATCAGCGTCGGTAATCTTCCAAGTAAAGACGGCGTTTCGCATTTCGCGCGAGGTGGATCGATGGCTAGACGCAAGAGTCGGCGCCAGCACGGCGAGGGATCGATCTACCAGCGGAAAAAGGACGGCCGATGGGTGTGCGAACTCCACCTCGGATACCGTCCTGACGGAAAGCCCGATCGGCGCTATCTGTACGGCGACACCTCAGATGAGGTGATCGAGAAGCGCCGCAAATTCTGGCAAGCGCAGGATGACGGGTTCACGCCGGCGAAGGGCCGAGGCCGCACCGTGGGGGAGTGGCTGACCCACTGGCTGTACAACATCGTCAAGGCACAGGTCCGCGAGTCCACCTGGCACAAGTCGTATCGCCCCAAGGTGGAGAACTATCTGATCCCGGGGCTCAATCGGATCCTGCTGAAGGAACTCGACGAGGACCTCGTCGAGAAGTTGTATGCCCGCCTCAAGACCGACGGCTTAGCGCCAGCGACGATCCTGCAAATCCACGCAATTCTCTCGCGATCTCTGAAGATCGCGGCGAAGCGCAAGCTGATCCCGCGGAACCCGTGCTCCTTCGTGGCGCCGGCGCGCGGAGACCGCGCCGAGATCGTGCCGCCAGAGCGAGATGAGGCCGCGGCGATCCTGCAGGCGGTGGCCACCCGCTGGAACGGGGCACGATGGGCGCTCGCCCTGAGCGTTGGTCCTCGCCAAGGAGAGGCTCTCGGCCTCACCTGGCCGATGCTGGACCTGTCTGACCTCGACCACGCGACGATCCGGATCGCGTGGGAGATCGCGCGGGTGCCATGGCAGCACGGCTGCGAGGACCCGAAGAAGTGCGGCGAGCGTCTCCACCGGCGCCCGTGCCCGCCCGACCCTGCCGACTGCCCGAAGGTGCGCCCGACCGGACGCCGCCACGTCTGTAGCCGGCCGTGCCCGCCGCGGTGCACCGAGCATCAGGCCGGCCAGTGCCCGACTTGGTGCCCGGACGACTGCGTGAAGCATGCGTCGAGCTGCAAACAGCGGCTCGGCGGCGGCTTGGTGTTGACGGAGCCAAAGAGCGCGAAGTCGAAGAGGACCGCCGCACTGCCGCGCCGGATGGCGGAGCTGCTGCTCGCACACCGGACATGGCAGGAGGCGCAGCGGATCGGTAACCCGGCGTGGGTGGGCTGGGGGCACGACAGCCAGACCTGCGATCGGCGGCCGCGCGCCCGCGAGGCCGTTTGCCCGAAGTGCCGCAAGCCGACGAAGCGGGACGCGCTGGTGTTCGCTCAGCCGAACGGGACGCCGATCGACGGGCGGCGCGACTGGCAGGAGTGGACGGACCTGCTCGCGGAGCTCGGGTTGCCGCACTATCGCCCGCATGACAGCCGCCATTTCGCCGCGACGACGGCGCTGGAGGAAGACGTGGACGTGGTGGTGGTGCAGGAGATGCTGGGTCACGCGACCGCCGCGTTCACTCAGTCGACGTATCAGCACGTCAGACCCGCGTTGCAGCGGCAGGCCGCAGATAGGATCGGCGGCGCGTTGTGGGGGGCCGACACGTGACAGGAGAAACGACAGGGCACCGGATGCGCTTAGGTACTCCTAGATACGCATACATGCGCATCGCTCGCGCTGGTCGGTGGCTTGGATGCGCCTCGGCGCGTATACGTGCGCAGGTCATCTGAATTCTTCTAATCCGACGGTCGCAGGTTCGAATCCTGCAGGGCGCGCTTCGATCATGGTCTGACCTGCGGCGATGCGGGATCGGATGCGTTCTAGAATTTTCCTCTAGCGTGCGCGTGCTCCAAACGCGCTCGCCCGCACCAACCCCGCACACACCATGATCCATTCGCCACCTCCGCCTGCTGCGGCAAGAGCACCGGCCCCGCCTCGCCGCGAGCAGGCGGCGAACGCGGGGCCGGATACTTAATCCGACTGTTCAGCTCCTCAGCGAGATGAGCTTCCCGGGTTCGACCTGGTCTTCCTTGCCGAACAGCAGAGCGGCGGTCTTCTCGGCCGCCGCTGTGGCCACCTGCGGGTAGACCGAGGTGTAGGTATCGGCGGTGAAGGCGCTGGAGGTGTGGCCCAGCGTTTCCTGCACCACCTTCATCTCCACCCCGGCCGCCAGCATCAGCGAGGCCGCGCCATGGCGGAGGTCATGGAGCCGGATGGGAGGCAGGCCGGCCAGGTAGGCGAGCCAGAGAAACTGGTCGGAGACGTGCTGCGGGTGCAGGCGGCTGCCGTCCGGTTGGGTGAAGACGAACTCGGTGTCGGTCCAGGCTTCCCCCATGGCCAGTCGCTCCTGAAGTTGCTGCTGGCGATGGGCGCGCAGCACCTGGGCAGTGTCGCTGTCCAGGGCGATGGTCCGCACCGAGGCGTCAGTCTTCGGTGTGCCTTCGTGGACTTCCCAGGCCAGCTGTACCAACTGCCAGTTGACGGTCAGGGTGTGGCCGTCGAGGTCGACTTCCTTCCAGCGCAGCCCGCAGGCCTCGCCCCGGCGCAGCCCGCGCAGCGCGATCAACTGATACAGGGCGAAGAGGCGATGCCGTCGTGCCTCTTCGAGGAACAGGCGGGTGTGCACGGGCGTCCACACCATCACCGGGGAGGGGCGTGGCACGCTGGTGTAGGCGTCGATCGGATCGACCCGCCGTCCACCCCGGCGCTGCTTCTCGGCCTGCCGGTATTGACGGAAGGCCTCCTGCCAGGCGCAGACCCGGTCATTCGTCCACACCAGCGGCCTGGGCCGGGTCTTGGCCGGCATCTCCAGCACGGCGGCGGGGTTGAAGTCGATGAGCCGGTCCTGGCGCATGGCCATGTTCAAGGCATGTCGCAGGGTGGCGCGGATGCTGTGCATGGTGGTAACGCTGATCGGCCGCCGGTATTTGACGCTGGCCCGCACTTGCGGGTCGGGGTCGGTGCGGCGTTCGGCGATGGTGTCGTTGAACTCCTCGATCTGCTCGAACATCAACGCGATGTCGCTGACCTTGAGCTGATCCAACCTGAAGCGCCCCAGATACGGGGTCAGGTAGAGGCGGATGTGACCCTCGTAGGAGCGGCGGGTTGTTTCCTCGATCCTGCGCTTGCGGTTGAGGAACTCGGCCAGCCACTGTTCGACGGTGATCTCCTGGGTGAGGTGCTGCCCGGTCTTGATCTTGCGGCGGATGGTTTCCGCGTTGGGGAGGGTGTCGGTCTCATCCAGGGTGCGTTTGATCAGGTCGGCGATCTGGGTGCGGGTGGCGGGCTCGCGCGGGTCGGCCAGCGCGAGCAGGTCGCGCACGTGACCGAGTTCGTCTCTGGCGGCGTCCTGGGTGGCGAAGCCGCCGCGGCGCAGCGGTCCGCGCCGTTTGCCGTCGGGTTCGGGTGGGAGTTCGATCTGGTAGTTCCAGATGCCGTGCCGGTAGCTCCACCCGCCGTCGGCGCGGCGCAGCTTGGGGCACTTCTGGCCCAGTGCCTTGCCGTCGTCTCCTCGGCAGGAACAGCGTTTGAAGGTGCGTCCTTCGGCCATCGTGGTGCCTGTCCTGTTCTCTTCGGTGCTGATGGGTGGGGCTGGTGTGGTGGAGATCGGGGTGGTGCTCGGCGCAGGGGTGCTGCGTCCGGTCCTGGAGTAGCCGGTGAAGGGCTGCCCTGCTCGAGGGGCGCGCTTTGAGAAGGTCCTGTTTCGAGTGCTCATCCCGCGATATCCCGTTCAGCCATGGCCCCGGTGATCGCTGGATACGGGTGCACGGCGGTCCTGCCGCGCGTGCCGCCGTTCTGTACGGTGTGGAGCGCCGGGCCGTCGTGTTCCCGTCCGGCGCGGCCGATGCGGTGGTGTGATCGGGCGAGCACGCCCGTGGTCGTCACCCCGCCGCATCGATGGCCGTGCCGGACAGGGGGTATCGACGCCCACCTGGATGGCGATGGTCAAGGCCGAATCCGACGGTCAACGCCGGGCGGGTGCGACAGCGGTCTCTGTACGGCGTCGCCGCCAGCTCAGCGCTCATCGCTTCGAGACGCCACAGAGCAAGGACGGCTCTCGCCGCGGGAACGCACCAAGGCGTGCGAGCGAGATGAGCAGCCATCCCAGGGCGTAGGCCTGGAATGACCGCGCAGTCGCTGCCGGCCCAAAGAGTCCCTTCGACCGGCAGATCTGAGCCGTCGGTGGTGCTGAACGGTATGGTCCGCGGTTCGCGTGGTACGGCGGATGATGTGATTCGCTGGTGTTGGTTGTCGTGCGGTGAAAGCCATGTCGGTGTGGCCCGATCACCTGGGCCACCTGATCCCTGTCACCTTTATAAATACCTGCGATCAAACCCGGATTCGGACAGCAGGCGAGGCAAAGATTCGACCATGATCACCCGACAAATCCTCCGCATCCGGGGCATACTCCCCGTCCTCGACCGGCGGTAGACAGCCTCAACCCGGCGAGGAAACAACCATGGCGGCCTGCAAGATGCGAGCAACGATGCCCGGGAATTTAGCGAACCTGCGGATTAAAAGTCGGCAGCTCTTATGTCGCGTCCTGCCTTAGCCTACTTAATTCTATCACGGGGATCGCTTTTGTCGCTTTTAGAATGTCCCAAAATGCCGCGCCGTGTTCGTGGGTGTCGATGGCCGAAGAGCATGTGACGAGCACGTGAACGGCGGGCTCACTGTCGCCCGCGGTGCCTCGTGGTGAGCCCTTGACATTTCAATCTGTCCCGGTGTGGCTATATTTGGCCTTCGGCTGCTTGGTTCACTGCGGTGCTGGTTCTGGCGCGGAGACGCAGGCTAAGGCATCCCTTTACGTTCCTGGCAGGGAAGATGGCGGTTGTCGTTTCTAATAAACACAGCTCGGGGCCGACTGACACTGATGCTGCTGACATGATGAGTCAGATACGGGCTGAGGTACGGCTCAAGTGCAGTGCCGTACCTCAGGGGCTGACTGCCGCGGAGTCGAGGCGTCGGTGCAGCATCGAAATCAGAGTCAGGACGTCGAGGGCATCCGACCGTGAGGTGGCCCAGAGAACTCTAGGTGCGTGCGCACTGGGGTTGCGGAAGGTGCTGAACAGGCCCTTCATCAGCATCACCAGACCGTTTTGCTCGGAGCGCTCCCATTCGGTGGTGAGGGTGTTGAAGGCGATACGGGGGCCCTGCCCGATAGAGCATGTCTTGTCGACCAGGCCGGAGCCATCACCGTGCTCCCCGGTCAGGGCCCGTAGCTTGTCAGCCACGCTCTTGGACGCCTCCAGCACCGCATGAAAGTAGTTGCGGTCCGTCAACTCAGCCCGACAAAAGCGCAAGACATCAGGGTGCACATCACGCCGGCTGAGCTCCGCGCGCAGGTCGTCGGCTCGTTGCTGAGCCTCTGACACGGTAGTGGCCGCTGCGGTGCGTGCGATCTTGCCGTCCTCGCGTACCTTGTAACCGCTGTAGAGGAGGCTTTCATTCACCGCAGTACGCGTGCGCTCGTAGTCGGCTGTGGACTGGAAGCGGACCGGCCTCATGACCTCCCCTACCAGCCGAAGCATGGCGTGCCCATCCCCCTGATGGTTCTGTCGCTGAGCGACCGCGTCGAACAGGCGCTTCCATTTCGTTTGCCGCTCGCTGCCAGCGGGTTCGGTGACCTTGAGCGGGACGATCAGGTTAGGGATCTGCGGCCCTGTGACCGCATCGGCCAGCGCCTTGCAGATCTGCTCAACCGAGGCAGCGGGAAAGGGCGCGGGGAGAGGAGGCGCTGCTTGTGCCATAGCGTCTATGGTCTCGTGTTGCCGCCAAGGCCGCTACCAAATTACGGCCGTCGGCCGTCGGCCATCCCAGTCCCAAGCTGACTCTGCCCCAGCGGCTGAGCATGCTCATTGGGCCTCCTTTAATGGGGTTCCGGAGAGGAGATTTCAAGAATGTCATAAATGGGGTCTCCCCATGTAGCCCAATCACGCAGTCGTGGCGTATCAATGAGATGAATGTTCTGACTTCTGGCAAACGCACGGGCTGGCTGGGAAAAGTCTCCACTTGCCATCATGACGACTATGTTCGCCTTGTGTATCGGGCGCGCAGTTCCGTTGAGTCGCTGAAGTGCTTCGGAACCGATCCGTCTACGGCCTCGAGTATGTTTGCACTGCATAACGAGCCGGCGGCCGTCTGGAGTCGTCGCAATCACGTCCGCGCCAAGGTCTCCAGACCCACCCGCACGGCGCACAATGGCCAACCCGTCGCGTCTCAAGAGCCAGGAACCAAGTATTTCAAAGTTCCGCGGATCGAAGTTATTGATCGTATCGAGGGTATAGCTTTTTTCGCTTGAGGCGAATTCCTTGCGCCGGCAATCAAGTTTGTTTAGCGCGGCGATACACTCTTCGGCGTCGTGGCATATGCGCGTAATGCGTTCCCTGCGAGGCTCGATATCGACCCAATTTCCATGCTGTCTTCGTTTGGCGATACGCGCTCGTTTCCTGCGCTGTATAGAGAGGATGGCGAGTAGCCAAACGTGCCCTTGAGGCGCTCGAAATTGCTTCTGGCTCTCTGAATGTGCAACGCAAGGTGCTGAGATTCCGTTTCGAGTAGCGCTCTTTTTCTTCGCAGGATTGCCTCATATTCGCCCCGCGTGAACTCATATTCTCCGGAGGGGATTTTATTTTATGCGCTCCCAGGTCGATCGAACTTCCGTGGATATCTCTTCACGGCACTTTTCTGCTGTCGTTGCGATTGCTCTTGCGATAATTCCCTCGCGGGTCCAGAGAAGGGCTGCTAGAAAGTCGCTCTCGTCGGCCTTGCCGATATAGTCACCCATGGCCTGGCGGAGTAGCTTGTCTGCAAATTTCGGAGGAGTAATTCGGGCTTCTCGGTCAATGATCACCGCGAAATGGTGCACCACTCCATAAAGATGGATGAAACGCCCAAACATGATCATATCGCATGCAAGCTAGGGCGCGGCTGATGGGGACGTGCAGGAGACGGGCGAACTCCTGGCTGAGGTCGGCATTCCGACCGTGCTCACCAGAATCCGGATGCCGCGCGTGAACTCGATCATGGAGCGGCGGGTGAGGTCCTGTCGCCGCGCACTCCTCGGTCACTGCCTGCTGTGGAACGAATACCATCTGCGTCATGCCCTGCGTGAGTACGAATGGTTGTCACCTACAGCCAGCACCGTGCTCACTAGGCCCTGGACCAAATGGCCCCGCTACGCGTTATGCCGGATCCGATCACAGATCTAGAGCGGGTCATCGTCCTGCGCGTACGCTGAAGATACCGGCTCGGCGGAGTTCTCCGTGAGTGTTCACATACGGCTTGAGTTGTATGGATGTGGTTTGGCAGGCGTGGAGCCGATGGTGGGCATGGATAAGTATGGCCAGCATCCGGCGAGTCTGAGAGGTGCACAGTGGAGCTGCGAAAATTGCGCTTCTGGCCGGGCTCGCTCGTGGTGCTTGAGGGCTTGGACCGCAGTGGCAAGTCTACTCAGCGCCATTGGCTCTCAACTCTCGATTGGGCCGCCCCCGCTCCGTTGTTTACGCACATGCCATCCGGCTTGGCTCGTGTGACGGAAAGTATCTATACCCTTACTGAAGATGTCGATATCAAGTCGCCATTAGCGCGCCAGCTGTTACATCTCGCGTGCCATGCAGAGAACATCGCCGCGATTGCTGAGGCCCGTCACGAGCGAGGCGTGGTGCTCGATCGGTGGTGGTGGTCCACTGTGGCCTACGGTTGGTACGGCTGCGACCTAGCCAACCTCGGCGTGGATGAGCGCGCGTTCTTTGGAATGATCAACTCAATCTGGGCGCGTCAGCCAGCGGACTTGGTTTTCCTGTTCACCTCGCCTTTTGAAGGGGATGAGCTAAACCGTGATCAGGTTCGCCGTGGCTACGAGGTTCTCGCGCGCCAGCACGCCTCCACGACGGTCGAAGTTCCCGCTGCCGATGAGGCGACGACTACGGCCTTCCTCGTTGAGCAGCTGGTCCTTCACAAGCTGGTCAAGATGTAGCCGGCAAAGGCCTACCTTCCCATGGATGACAGGAGATCGCCGCGACGGTGCGTCCCGGAACTCCCTGGGTCGACGTGTGAGTGGCAAGGCACGCGTAGGACAGAACCTGAGCCGTTGCTCTTCGCCGTGGTCTTCGTACCTCACTCGGTGGGCATGGGGGAAACGACGAGCGTCTGGGTGTTCATGTCAAGATCGATGATGCCGCCGCCAGCTTGGCGCAACTGCCGCCAGGCGGTGTAGCCGGTCAGGATGGCCTTTTCCCAGTCGGCGGCGCGGTGGACGGAGACCTCGAGGTGTCCCACCATGGAGCCGATGGTGTCGAGTAGGTCATTGTCGATGTGGATCGTGCCGTCCAGGTAGTTGTGGCGGCTGGCGTAGGAGAACACCAAGGCGGAGATGCCTTCCTCGATGGCGATGGCCCGGCCGCCGTCTTCCGCTTCGTCGACGGTGGAGTTGGAACGGCGCTTGCGGCGTAGCAAGGAGCGCATCACCGGGGACCATCCAAGGACCGCTGCGTAGGACAGGTGGAAGATGTCGTGCATCCTGTAGTCGTCGCTGACGTGCGAGGCGTCGGTGAGCGGATCTCCCACGGCGGCACCGTCCCAGGTGAGGATCGATTTGATGATGCCGTTCACGTCGGCAAGGCGAAGGACGAAGCGGGCGGTGCGTGGAAGTCGTTCTTCCTGCGGATAGCCATCGTCGAAAGGAATCTGATCGGCGGTGGTGGGGCGCCAGCGATCAGCGATTTTGTGCAGGTTGGCTGCAGCGACATCGGCTAGATCGAGGCCGGCCTGCTCAGCGAGTACGGCCAGGTACCACAGGGCGTCACCGAGTTCCTCGCGCAGCTGTGCCTTGAACGTCGGATTGGCCCGCCCATCACGCAACTGCTTCTTGTAGGCCGTGGCGACAGCCCCGACCTCGCCGATGAGCCCGAGGAGAGGAACAGCAACGGGGTCCGTGCCGGCTTCCGCCTCCTGAAGGGTCTTGCAGGCGGCTCGTTGGTAGTCGCTCAGGTCCACACTCACTCCTCGTGTCGGGTTCCCCAGCAGAACTTGTAGGATATCCAGGAGTGTGGCATTCTCGGACAGTAAATTCAGGAAAACGCCACAGCCGGGGAGGGCGGATGTCCGCAAGCATGACCCGGGAGGACGTGGTGGGCCTCACCATCGGCCTACTGGCTGCGGAGCAAGGCCGGGACCCGGCCGAGTTGCGCGCAGAACTGGAGGGGCAGGGCTCCGACCTGCCTATCGACTCACAGCTGATCGCCGAGGTTCTGGCCCGAGTTGAGAATCACTTCGGGGTTCGCATCCCAGCCGACAACGAAGCCGCCCGCTCTTTGCGGTCGGTGCAGACGTTCGCCGAGACCATTCTCGTCGCAGCCGCCATGGCCGTCGCAAGTCAAGAGGTGTCATGACCACCCCAGAAGAACACATTGCCCGCGATCCTGACTGGAGCCCGAGTTGGGAGCTGATCGGAGAGAGACTGCGTACCGCCCGCGAATATTTGAACTTCTCTCAGCAGCATGTCGCGGACAGGACCGGAATCCCGCGGACGGCCATCAGCGACATCGAGCGTGGGGCACGTAAGGTCGACAGCCTGGAGTTGCGCAAGCTGGCGCGGTTCTACAAGCGCCCCATCGGCTACTTCCTTGATGAGGACACCGAGGCCGCCATCGCTGATCACGCAACGGCCATGCTCGCTCGGGCGCTGAGTCCTCTTAGCGACGGCGACCGGGAGCAGGTGGTCAAGTTCGCGCAGTTCTTGCAGTCCGCATACGCCGCAGAGGCCGAGGAGGAGAAGCAGCAGCGGGTGTCCGGGGAGAGAGATCGGTGACCTGGGGGCTGGCGCACGGGCGCGCGATGATCCGGGCCGCTCAGGCCCACCGCGACCTGGATCTAGATCAGAGCCGCTACATCGACGTATACGAGGCCTTGCACCGTGCGGAGCTGATGGTGGTATGCGCCCCGATGTCGGCCCTGTTCGGTGCTTACCTGCCGGCCGCCGTAGGCCCGGGAGGCAGGAAGGCGGGCGTGCTGCTGAACAGCCATCGAAGCGTTATTGATCAGCGCCACAGCGCTGCTCACGAACTTGGCCACCATGTGTTCGGTCACGGCGAGTGTGTATCTGAGGGCTCGCAAGTGTTCGAGGACAGCGATCCGGGAGCGTGGCCGGTGAGGGAGAAGGAGGCGGAAGCTTTCGCCTCCTGGTTCTTGATGCCACGCGTAGCGACCCGCAAGGTGATCGCCGCACTGGGCGTCGAGGTCATTACCCGGCCCGAGGAGGTGTATCAAGTTGCGCTGCACCTGGGTACTTCCTATCGAGGCACGCTGCGCCATCTCGTCAGCCTGAAGCTCATCTCCTCGGCCGACGCGAGCCGTTGGGCTCGTTTGCCCAGAGGGAAGGTCCGAGCACGAGCCGTCGGTCGGGCTGCCTCCTCGCCCGTCAACGACATCTGGATTCTAGGCCCGGCCGCACACGGCGCTACGTTGCACGTACGCCCCGGCGACCGACTGGTGGTCGGCTTGTCATCAGCCACGGATTCTGCTGCGGAGCCGCTCACCCCGCCAGCGGGGGTACAACGTGCTATCTCCCCGAGCGGGGACGAAGCAGGCATGCTGGGATTTGAGCTAGATCTCGATGATCCCCTGGAGTTCGACATCACCGACCAGTTCTCTGCTGGAGGTCCGTTGCGGCTTACGGCGCCCGAAAGGGGCGGATGGGAGGTGAAGGTGGCTTCCGTCCGGGTTCCTCGGGTTGGCTTCAACGAGCCGGACTGATGTGGATGGGAAGGGTCGGTTACTGATCTAGCGAGATCGGTCAGCTCGTTAACGGTGATTCGCCCGTGTCGGACGGGCGACCGGACTGAACGTCCCGGGACGTGTGCCCGGCCTACACGCCTGCGCTCGCAGGGTTCGTGGCTAGATTCCAGCCCAAGCTGCGACAACATGATCCGTCTACCGCGAGAAACGGACATCGCGATGTCAGTCCTGTACATCCAAGCGCCGAACGTCTCCGAAGCATGGCTGCAGGCCGTGCGTGCGCTGGGAGAGCGGCCAGATCCTCGCGCTCTACACATGATCGTGTCAATTGACGCCCCGGTCGCTGAGGACAGCCGCATTCGAGCTGCCGTCGACAGGCTCCTCGACGATCTCGGGCAGCCGGGTGTCGACACCGTGGCCAACACGATCTTCCCCGCGGCCCTTGCAGCCACCAGCTCAAATCACGAGGAGCTGGTCGAACGCTACCTGCGTTACCTCCCGCGGCTACGCGGATTCAAGGGCAACCAGTTCGGTACCTATTTCGCCAGGCTGGTCGCATATCCCGGGATCAAGGGAGCAGTTGACCAGCTAGCCGCCGTGGTGGATCGGCTTCAAAAGGGCGGTCGCGCACGCTTCACCCGCTACGAAGCGCTCATCGACCAACCCGAAGTAGACGGTGAACCTGATACGGAGGCGGCGGCTTCGCAGGAGCCGAACGAGTCGGTCAACGGCGACTCGCCTCCGCCCGATGGCGGGGCAACTGCTCCGATCTACGTGCCGGGCAAGGACCGAACACCTGGCCACTTCCCCTGCCTGAGTCACTGCTCATTCCAACTGGATGCCGACGCCCGCGTGCATCTACTGGCCTACTACCGTAGCCAGTCGATGGTGGAGAGGGCCTACGGAAATTACCTGGGACTGGGCCGGCTACTGCAGTACGTAGCCAGTCAGGCAGGACTGCGAACGGGGCAGCTCACTGTCGTGGCCGGACAGGCGCAGATCGAGATGGCGCGCCGCCAAGTGCGCTTGCTGACATCGCAGCCCGAGATCCTCCCGGGCTTCGCTGTATCCAAGTCTGCCTGAAGACGGACATGTCTGAGACGTTCCTGGCAGACCTCTGAAGCTAAAGTCATCTCATCCGCTCAAAGCACTACGCAGGGGGCAACTCGTCGCTATTGATCTTCCACTTCGGCGGAAACCATGCCGTCAAGGGAGCAGAGTCTGCCCGGTAACCCTGCTTGATCCGGGTACGACCGCTGACACCCTGCACGTGGGGATGAGCCACCCGTGAGTATTTGTCGACCTCGCAGAAGAGGTTCTGACAGTCGATCAACTGCAAACGCCTACCGGACAAGCCAGAGAACTCCAGGCCGAGACGCTCGAACTGGACCTCCTGCGTGTCAGCCATGTAGCGGATCACCTCCGCCTCAACCCCCTGAGCGTCAGGGCCGAAGCATTTGCGGATGCCATCACGAGCTCCAGGACCCGCCACGACGAAGTCCATCTCGCTGAAACTCAGCGCCGACGTGTAGTTCAGGTCGATCAGGAACTGGAACGCAAGGAAGTCCCCCAACCCGGGATATCCCTTCAAGACCTCGAAAGCCTCTGCCATGGTGGTCGCAGAAGCGATCTTGGCTGGCGCATCGGCAGTCATCATCAATTCCAACAACCGTAGGTGGTTACGGTGCTTGCGCTGCTCACCAAGCGGCGGCTGCGGGATCACGTAGGCGGGGGAGTACAGACGCTGTCCTTCAGCGAAAGCACCGCTCAGCACGGCTTCGTAGGCCTGCCACGAGTAGTTCACCCAACTGATCTCGCCGAGCATGGCTGACAGCAGATGCCAGGTGGAGATTCGGTTGAACAGCTTAAACAACATGACCCGGAAGAACACCTCAGACCACTCGGACGACCCCCGGTAGATGACCTGGGTGATGAGGTGCTGGCTCACACGGTCACTAGCCCGGTAGCAGTTGGTGAAGCGGTACCGCGCCAGGATCGGGTCGGCCGTCCATGGACCGACCTGCCCGGCGAGCTTCCTCTCGTACACCCGCTGCCGCTCTGCGGCGAAACGCCAATAGGTGTCGAACACCGTCGTGGGGCTCAGCCGCCGGCCCGCGATGACCACCTCTGACGTCCGGTCGAGGTCAGCCCTCTGTCCGATCGTTGTCGTCGTCACTCTAGAATTATATATCTATTGCATATCTGTCGCCTGCGAATGCGAGAGAAGAGGCATGGAGCTCCTCCGGGACTCGCCCAAACGCACCACGTCAGTGCAGTGGCCGGACGCTGTTGACGCCCGGCTTGAGATACTGGCGGCCCTGGCAACTGCGGCAGGAGAGCAGGTCTCAAGGGCGCAATTGCTGGCAGCCCTGGTCGCCATGGCACCGCTGGACAAGGAAGCACTGAGCGTGGCCGTGCATTCCTACAGGCAGCAGTTGCACGAGGAGTTCGCCACTGCCACTGCTCAAGTTGAAGATCTTCCCCGTGTAAGACGTTCTGGGCGAAAGCGCCGTAACACTTGAGCTTGGCGGCTGCGGAGCAAACGAGCGGGCCGCTGATCTGCGGGCGGAACCTAGGAACGCACCAATCCGGCATGCAAGTCATCGGTGATCGAGGCGCCCTAGATCTTTCCGGACAGCTCCCAGCTAGGGTTGGGTGACCGAAAGGAAGTTGCAGTTGACACGGCGCAAGGGCCCGTACTCGCAGGCGTTCAAAGGACGATGCCGTCCGCATGGTGCTGGATGGGGGTCGATCAGTGTCGCACGTTGCCCGAGTTGGACCGTCCACGACAGCATCTACATAACTGGGTGAAGGCGTGGCGGCGGAAGCATGGAGGCTAGGCGCTGGCCGCTTCGGGGCCGCTTCAGGTGAGGCCGCCATGCAGCTTGTACGCTGCGAGGCAACCTCAGACTCAGGTCAGACAGTCAGAAGGCGGAAGATTTCTTCGAAGCGCTCAAGCGTGGCATCGTCCACCTGCGCGAAGAACGCCCCAAGGTCGGAGGTGAGTTGGTGCGCGGGGCCAGCGTGATCGAACTCTCCCCGAACGAGGGCAATGCGGCGCAGGATTGGTTCGTTGGTCTGAGGAAGTTCCGCTTCCGTCACGGCGGGGAGACCAGACTGGTTGTAGAGCCACAAATAGTCCTTGGCCGTGAACAAGTCCTCGATATCGCCGCTGGCGGGTAGACCGTCGAGCTCGCCGATAACCACGATCTTGCTCTGGTCGACGCCTGCTGCCGTGGCGGCCATCCGAACCTTCCTGATGACCTTGGTGGCCTCGGCGCCATCTACCAAGGCGCGTACGTCGAGGCGGCGTCCCATCAGGGCCACAAAGGCGGGCATGTTGCCTACGCCACCGACCGGGATGATGGACAGGCGAGGATTAAGCCCTGTCCGATTCTGGGCCACCAGATGGGCCGACAAGCGCATCAGGAACACGAAGTCGCTGCTGCCTTCCACCGCGAGGTGTGGGCCTACGCCCAGGAAGAGGTGCTGGGATACGGAGTAGCCCAGGGCTGCCTCGACGGGCAGAATCGTATTGCGGTCGGCCGACAGATCGACAGGAGTGATGACCACGCCGAGGTCGGGATTCTCCCGAGTGGCCTGGTCGTGGACGGCGCGCATCGTCTCGTAGCGGCTGGGATCGAGCATGTGCTGCGAGTGTGTGGTGTAGAGGACTTGCTGGTGCACTCCCAACTCGTCGATGATGTAGGTAAGGAAGTCACGCTGCGCTTCCCCGTGCAAGCTGGTCCCCGGCTCGTCTAGGAGGACCACCACCCGATCAGAGGAATCCTGGTATCTGCTGAACGCGGCTAGGAAGGAGAAGAACCACTGGAACCCTGACGAGCGTGTGGAGAAGTTGGTGTCCACCTCGTGCCGCGCGTCATGAAGCTCGATCTTGAGTATCCTGTGGCGAATCTCGTGACCTTCAGCCGTATGGTCGACAACCGGCATATCGGTATCAAACCGCACCGACAGGGCGGGATTCTGCTGCCAGTACTTCATCACCTGGGCGGTGAGGTCGGAGCTGGCTGCCTGCAGCTCGGCCTTCCGGGTGATGTACTCCTCGTCCAAGAAGCTCCCCGGAACCTGTCCCGCCAGGCTGAGCAGGGCCAGCATGGTCTCGTCACCTTTGATCAACGACTTCGATTTGGCGCGGTGCGCCAGTTCGGTCAGATCGCACTCGCCCTTGAGTAGCTCGTAGTTGGAGAAGTAGAAGAAGCGAGGGAGCAGCGTGTGCAGCTGTTCCTGCTGGTCACCGGTGGTTCGCTCGCCCAAGAGCACGGCATACTTCTTCAACATGTTGGGGATCTTCTTGATCGCCGTCGCACGCGCGGTGTGCCCGTCCTCGCTCAACTGCATGGCCAACTCGCGCGCGGTGCTGGCCAGGGCGGCCGAATTCTCGATCTGTATCAGGGATGCGAGATCGTCTGGATCTGCGCCAACCTCGTTGCCCAGGGTGCGAACGAGATCGGAAAGCTCACATTCAACTTCGATCACGAGTTCGTTGTCGTAGCTCCGCCATGCCACAACGATCATCCCCGCCGGTGGTTCAAAGCCCAAGATGCCGGCCACATCGCTGACATCTTGGACCTCCAGAGCGAACCTGCCGACGATGGGTGCGACGGCACCTAGGTCCTCTTTGCGGCGATCCCTGGCCAGATGTCGACGGGGATACTCCACCGATACGTCGAATTTGTCTGGCCGGTTGGCGGGATTGAGACGATGCAACGCCTGCAAGATCGTCGTTTTGCCCGACTCGTTCTTGCCGATGAGACTAGTCACCGCCTGGTCGACCACCATGGTCTGGGCGTCGGTGAAGTTACGGAATCGCTGGATCTCGATCGAGAGGAGGAGCATCTGTTGTCCTGTTGCTCAGCGCATCGTCGCGGGTCCATAACGTTAGCGATCGGCACCGACAACATCTGCCTTGCGATCGGACTGTGACCATCGAGGTGTGTCAGAGAAAATGCACCAGATAGGGCCGAAAACACCTATCTGCCGCGAGAGGGGTTATACGGGATCTTGGCGTAGTTCGCGCCGGGTCGCAACCCTGGCCTCGTGAGCGGCCTTCAGCCCGGCCCGGCGGGCCTCCCGGATCGCCTCACCGCGCCCATGGTGCTCGTCGTCGGGGGTGACGTAGCCGAGGCCCTCGTGCAGCCTGACCTCGTTGTAGAACGTCCGGATCGAGTCCAGCTCGGCCTCCAGCTCCCCAGGCTCGGTGATCTTGTCCAGGTGCGGGA